GCCCTCACCTCCTCTAAATTATGTTCGATTGTGCTTTGCTCCTTTCAGCGTCGAATCGTCCGCATCTTGCTCGGACGTTCTGGTATGCACTCTGTGATTTTTGCAAAAACTACAGGAGGTATTTACTGTGGCTAGCGGAACGTATAATCTCAATTTACTTCCGCATCGGTTTTCAATTGGTCGACAAGGCGAGAACCGTTATCGCAAAGTATCGTTCGACGTCTACAAGTTCGTAGAGCCTGTCCTTCGGGATTCGGTAGACGGTGTGATTTTCCTAGTCGGTGTTTTTCGTCGACCGGATGGTGCCGTCTATAATGCGATTGTCGAGAAGATCGATCGAAATGATTTCGATAACGTGATCGATTGGTATCCGACCATTACTGAGACATACTATGCTGGAGAGGGATCTCTTCAGTTTGTAATCTCAAAGATGCCGGTGACCGGGGATACGACAGTTCCCGAAGAGTATATTTTGGGCAAGTCAAATGTCGCCCAAGTGACGATTGAAGAATCGTCTACTGAATCTGGCCCACTCCCGCCCACTCCCGATTCCCCGATCCAGGTAACTGTGACCGCGGACGTCGATGCCGCGAAGAAGGCGGCTACTATGGCGGAGAGTTATGCAACGCATCCCGCACTTCCGGATGAGTCCGGATATTACAAAGTGTGGAATGCCGAGACAAAAGAGTACGACATCACAAAGATTCCGGTTGCGCCGGGACCTACTGGATTGATGGCGCTCTTTGTTCCCATTCAGAAGCTCGATAGTCAGCCGATTGTAGGCCAGCTCTACAACGTGACGAATGTGAACTTCAATCGTGAGCCTCTCGAAGGAGAGGAATCTGTTTGTTACATTGTCCCGACAGACGCAGAAGCGGCTAAGGGTGCGAATTGGTTGTGTGTATGTTTCGTACGGGTCGATGTAATTCCTGTTCCTAATCGTGAGAAGAAGTATGCCCTCATGATCGAGGACATGTACTCCCTTACGAGTGGGGGAGGTAGCGGTGACGGAAATCTGAAAAGCGATGACTTCGATCGAATCAAGGTCATGGACCGTGGCGAATACGAAGCCCTCGAGACGAAGGATCCTCGTACCGCATATTTCATTCGGGGGTAATCTGCTATGATTGCTGTCGACGAAAAGGAAATTACCGAGATGTTTATCGGTACACAAGGCATTAAAACTGTCATTGTAGGAGAAGATCATGTGTATGAGCGGACAGGCGGATACATCTACCTGGTGCTCGACACAAAAAGTTAAATTTATGATGAAGGGAAAGATGCTGTATGGCTAGCTTCTTTAAACTTTTTCTCGATACCACCGCGCCTGCTGGCGTAACTCTGTCTCTGAACGATGATGCTCGTTATACCACCAGTGCCTCCATTACGGCCAAGATCGGCTGCGAAGATGCTGAGACCACCGGTTACCAGATGAAGATCTGGGGCGGCGTTGATGGCGCTGCTACCGAGGCCGATGCGGCTTGGGTCACCTTCGCTGCGACTAAGGAGATCACTCTCACTACCGGCGACGGCAAGAAGACCGTCAACCTGAAGGTTCGCGATGATGTCGGCAACGAGTCCGCTGTCGTTACGAAGGAGATCATCCTCGATACCGCTGTTCCTGTGGTTACCATCACCGGCCCCGACAAGAGCAAGATCTCGAAGGTCGAGACCTTCAACGTTGCTGCGATCAGCTTCACCTGCGATGTCGATTTCGTCGAGTACAAGGTCAAGGTCGTTCCCACTACCGCTTCCCTGCAGGATGCGGGCGTCGTGATCGGTACTACCAACGGCTCCACCAACATGAGCGGTACCGGCGAGTATCCTGATGCCCAGGCCATCGACTGCACTATCAACGCTGCCGACCTCGAGGCTGCTTCTGCTGGTGACGGCGAGAAGATCATCAAGGTCTTCGTCCGTAACGCTGCTGGCACCTGGAGCGTGGCGTAATCGCCAGGAGGTAACACTCGATGGCGGTACCGACTTTAACGTTCAGTACGACGGGATCTAAGATTTCGTCTGTAGAAGGACATGACCACATTACCGTGACATTCACGGCCGATGGGCCATATAAGTCCTTCGAGTGTCGAGCAACGAAGAGCGGTGAATCCTGGGGAGTTGGTATTGGGACGCTCATTGCCTCGTTTTCCCAGACGCCTGCGAACACATCGCGATCCTTTGACATCTATGATGACTATTTGGTGAACGGTGATGGAGAGTACCGCATTTCGCTGTTTGCACAGGGCACGGACGGAAGTTGGTACACTTTAACTCCTCTCTTTGAGTTCGTCTTCTCGAATGAAAGTTTGAGCGAGAATCTCATTGAGTTTGGAGTACTCTCCTATTGATTTCGCACCGTCAATTGGATACATGGGAGGGGTCCTATGAGTATAGCTACATATTTGTAGGGCCTCTCCTTTGTTAAAAATTTTAGAAGGAGGAACATCAGCAATGAAAATTATCGAATGTCTGAACGATAAGATTAGTGAAGAACTTAGCGATAGCGAGTCTTATGCTAATCTCGCCCTTAAGTATAAGGAAAGCGATAAAGAGACAGCGAAGCTTTTCTATGATCTTTCTCTGGAAGAAACCAAACATCACAACAAACTCCACGACCGTGTCGTTGCGTTGATCAACGAATACAAGGCCAAGAATGGTGCGCCTCCGGCCGATATGCTCGCAGTTTATAATTACGTGCATGGCCAGATGATCAAGCGTGCCAAAGAGAACAAGATCCTTCAGGATATGTTCAACTCTTAAGGAGCGCAAATATGGCTGATAAAGTAGATGACCTGATGATCAAGACACTCAACAAGGTGTCTGAGACAGGTAACATTACGACCGGCGATATTTTCGTTCTTAAATATTGTAAACACGAACGTGCGAAACAGTCTCAGTCTCCGGCTTACAAGCAGCTCCTAACTGGAGCAGGAGAGGTTCTAGCCTTTCTTAGAAGTGCTTTTGGAGGTGAATGAGAATGCCTGGTCCAATGTTTAACCCCGGAATGGGGAATCGTTGTGGGATGATGAAAAGCCCTGAGCAGATTCAGCAAGAGATAAATCAACTGATGCAGCAATATAGCAATATGTATCAGAACATGAGTAATCGAATGCCAATGAATGAACCTGCTCAGATCGTTAATGACACGTTCGCCAATCGCCGTAGAGGCGAATACAGCGAAGTGCATGATCCGAGTGAAGTGGAGCAAGCTTCTGTCCCGATGGATGGCACTCCTCGTTTGTTCTTCGATTTTAAGAATAAGCGATTTTGGGCTAAGAAGTATGAGAACGGTCAGACATACATTACACCATACTCATTTGGCTCTCTTATGCAAAACTCTTCGGATGCCGTATCCTTTACTCCTTCGAGCGAATCCTCTGTGGACTATACGAAGGAACTTTCCACTCAAAATGAGCCCAAAGAGGAATCCTCTGATGCTCGACTCGATCGCTTAGAGGCGATGATGGGTCAGATCTTGGAAAGGATGACTTTAAATGAGTCTAATGGATCTGGTGAAACTTGCGAACGCGGTAAGCAATCCGCAGGAAGCGCAAGGAATGGCACTAAACGCTCTGGCAAAGAGATCCCCGGAGACAGCAGCAATGTTGTCAACGATGATCAAGCGGGGTGACGATCCCGCGAAAGCAATTCAGCAGTTTGCCCAAGAAGGAAAGATAAGTTCAAAGCAGTTAGACGAGCTTCAGCAAGTTTACGGAATGGCCCGAAAAATGGGTCTACGTAACTTCAACATTCCTGACAGTGTCTGGAATGAAGCTCGACAGGCAATTGGTGGGGTAGCTTCCAGTCAATTGCGGCCCAACAGTAGTTCCGATTGGTTTTAATATTGGTTTTAACTCAGTAGGGTGGCCAACTATTTAGTTGAAATAATATTTTTATTAGGAGGACACTAACAATGGCAGAACTGAGCGATGTTCTTATGATGAAGGCTCTCGAGGATGACAACGGTCATGATACGTGGGGTAGCGCTGGCTTCCTCTGGGTTATCCTGATCTTCCTCTTCTTCCTGGCTTTCAGTGGCGGTGGTCTCTTCGGTAATCGTGGTTTCGGTAATGGTGCCGCGGTCGCTGCGAATGATCTTTCTCAGGTTGAGCGTGATGTCCTCACGGGCAATTGCGCGACCCAGAAGGAGGTTCTTGAGAACCGTTATGCTAACCAGCTTTCCTTCAATCAGCTGGGCACCCAGATGCAGTCTTGCTGCTGCGACATCAAGACGACCATCATCGAGCAGAATCAGCTGACTCGCGATCTGATCCAGTCCCAGTATCTGGACGAGCTTCGTACCAAGCTCTCTGATGCAAAGTCTCAGATCAGCAACATGGAGCAGAACCAGTATATCCTGGGTCAGCTTGGTAATTTCTATTCCAAGCCGAGTGTGAATCCCAATACCTGCTACAATAACTACGGCTGTGGCGGCTGCAACGGTTGCAACGGTTGCGGTTGCAACTGAGTCACCTCGTAGTGCTTTGACAAGCAAGGAGGGAATTCAAAATGGCAAGTAACTGCTATCGCAAGTCTACTTTAACAGCGCTCAACACCACGGCCCAGACATTCGTCACGGCTGGCACCATTCTGTCTCCTGGAGGACAGTTGGAGAAGACGGGTTGTTCGCTGACCACGAGTCTCCAGGGTATCCGAATTCTTTCGGATGGTCTTTATACGGCTAGTGGTGCCGTTGCATTTACGCCCTCTACTGCTGGCGTTGTCGTTGTTGCACTTTATAAGGACGGCAATTTGCTTCCTTGTTCTGTGCGTACGATGAACGTCAACAGCGGAGTACTGTACATGCTCGACGCCATTGCCCCGGCGTTTGAAGGCGAGGCTTGCCGGGTGATCCATCCCGAGATCACTGTGCAAATCAGTGGTGTTGATGGTACGGTCAGTCGTGTTTGCCTTAATGTCACGCGCCTTGCGTGAGTTGTGTTGAGGGGTTTGGGGTCCATTATGGGCCCCTCCCTTCTATTTTTAGTTTTGAGCATTGACTAGAATTCGTGGTATGGCCACGATTACGAGTTCTATTAAGTGCTCAACTCTAAAATAGAAAGGGTGAAGTATATGCCTGTAACTATTTCCTGGCAAACCATAGTTTCATTTGCGGCCGTCCTTGGCGCAGGTGCAGTCGTATGGAATTACATCACTCGAGTTGTCCACAAATTGGAATACGATCGGGAACAAGACGAACGAATTACTCGTTTAGAAGAAGCTCATTCTCGTGACATTTCCGATTTGCGAAGACATCACGATGAAGATATGGCTGCGACCCGGAAAGAGATGGCAATCATATGCAGAGGTATTTTGGCGTCATTGAAAGACGACGAGAAGGCGAAACAGTCCTCTATCAAGGAGATGGAGGACTATTTAAATACTTCTGCACATCATATTGTCAGTCAAAATGGCAAACGGAAAACGAATTAAGAAGATAAAGACTCGAAATCGAATTCTTCGAGCTTTTTACATCTTTATCGGTATATTTATCATATATACCGTTGGGTTCTATTCGTACAAAGGTTGGCAATGGGATAACTTGTTCCAATATGTGTTAGGCGTTGGTGGAATCACATCAATTGCCAGTGCTGCTTTGGGACTAGCCGACAAACTTGTCGGTATTAAGCACAAGAAGGAGGATGAAAACGATGAAGTTCGAGATGAACAACAAGGTATATGACGTCCTCAAATGGCTCGTTGTTGTTGTTCTCCCTGCTTGTTCTGTATTGTATGCAGGACTTGCAAAAGCTTGGGGCTTCGGTTATGTAACAGAAGTCGTAACAACAATCACCGCGGTTGAACTGTTTATTGGCTCTTTGATCGGCGTTTCAACGGCCAGTTACAACAAGTCTCTCGAGGAGTCAACAAGTAAGTCGAAGGTGAAGTAAGATGATGCATTCTCGTGATCTGAAGTACTTGCGCCCTGACGTTCGTGTAAATTGTGAAACGTTTCTCCAACTCTGCAAAGACGTTGGTCTGAATGTTCTTGTGACGGAGACGGTCCGTGATGAGGAGTATCAGCGTGATCTTGTGAAGAAGGGCTACGCTTCTAAGAGAGCAACAAAACCGACTTTTCATTCTGTAAAAGCTGGTTTGGCATTCGACATTTGCAAGAATGTAAAAGGACACGAGTATGATGACCCAAATTTCTTCATGAAGTGCGGGCAGATCGGTAAACAAGTCGGATTCAGTTGGGGTGGCGATTGGAAGTCTTTCGTCGACCGCCCTCACTTTCAGTGGGACGCCCATAAGAAATGGACCGGCTCGATGATTTTAGCGGGGAAACTTCCCCCAGAAATGGATGAGTATATGGATCAGAGTACTTTTAACAAAATGATGGATAACTATCTGGCACAGCGGTCTACGAAGCCCGTTGGCAATATTTTTCAGAATGCCTGGAACAGAGCCAAACAGCGTAAAATCCTGGATGGCTCAAATCCGAATGGTTTCCTGACAAGAGAGCAGTTGGCCATCGTTTTGGATCGACTTGGTTTGATCAAGTAAAATTCAAAATGGATGAAAGGAGACTGTGAGACATGGCTATCAGTCGTAAACCGCCGTTGACGGAAGAAGCTCAAGAGAAGCATATGATTGCTCTTGCCATGGATCTTGCTGAAAAGCAGTTAAGAGAGGGCACTGCGTCTTCGCAAGTCATCACTCATTATCTGAAGTTGGCTTCTACCAAGGAGCAGAAGGAACTTGAACTTCTGGAAACTCAGAAAAAGTTGATGGACGCGAAGGCAGAGGCGATTACATCAATGAAGAGTCAGGAGGAGCTCTTCAAAAGTGCAATCAAGGCGTTTAAAACCTACAGCGGACAGGGGAGCGAAGATGATGAGCCGGAATATTAAATGTTATTCCGAACTGATTACTTTGCCCACCTTGGTTGAACGATATGAGTATCTTCGAATTGGTGGAAATGTTGGAGAGGATACCTTCGGTTACGATCGATGGATTAATCAGACATTTTACAATTCTGAAGAATGGAAACGAGTACGAAGAGAAGTTATTCTACGCGATACAATAGGACGTGAGTGTTGCGATCTAGGAATTGAAAAGTTCCCCATATATGGACGAATCCTCGTTCATCATATGGTTCCTTTGCTGGTAGATGACATTGCTCAATCGAGTGAGTTCTTACTCAATCCAGAGTATCTCATATGCTGTTCTGACAACACACATCGGGCAATTCATTATGGTGATGCGAAGTTACTCCCTCAGGACTATACTCCGCGTTCCCTATTTGATACTTGCCCTTGGAAGCATTAGGAGGAAATATGGCTAAGAAGGCAAAAGCACCGGAAGTCCAGACTGAAGAAGTTAAGGCTAGCCAGGGTGTCGTGGTCGGTACCGACCTCCTCAACATTCGTAAGGGTCCGAGTGTCAATGATCGAGTCCTTTATGTAATCCAGAAGGATACGACTGTTGAGATCATTTCCGAACCGAATCCTGAGTGGTACGAAGTTGTCACTCCTTCGGGTCACGGTTACTGTATGCAGATCTTTGTTAAGCGTACGTAAGGAGGATCCATATGACCGATAGCATCCTCAATACGATCAAGAAAAAGATTGGAATTTCTGAGGACGAGACTTGTTTCGACGAGCAAGTTCTTACGGAGATTAACACAGCAGGCTCTTTCTTGTCCCAATTAGGCGTAACGAGTTTCGATAACTTCACGGTATGCGATTCGAGTAACACGTGGGATGAATGTATCTCTGATCGAGCTAAGTTAGCAGACATCAAGACTTATATTTACATCTACACGAAGCTCAACTTCGATCCACCGGCAAATGCGTTTCTCGTTCAGCTTCTGAAGGACCAGTTGAAAGAATGCGAATGGCGAATTAATGTCGCTGTTGATCCTTAAGGAAGGAGAGAATTCAAAATGGTTGTTTATAGTGATGAACTCTGCCATTATGGAATTCGCGGCATGAGATGGGGCATCCGTCGATATCAGAATTCCGACGGTAGTCTCACTACAGCTGGCCGAAATCGCTATTCTACGGGCAAACATCATTCGATTTTTACTCGTAAGAAAACGACTTCGAAGGTTACAACCAAGCCAGCCGAAGAGAAACCGAAACAGAAGTCTGTAAGCGAGATGAGCGATACCGAACTGAATGCATTTCTGAATCGAAAGCGTTTGGAACAGCAGTACTATCAGCTTATGGCGACGCCTCAGAAGAAATCGGCGGTTACCAAGGGTAAGGAAATGGTTGGGAAAGCACTGGAAAATGCTGCCCAGGATACCCTTACCCAAATTGCTAAGTACGCAATGGCAAAAGGCGTTAACAAGATGCTTGGCGACAATGTGGTCAATGCAAAGGTAACCGACAAGGAAAAAGAGGCCAAGAACAAGTAGGTGACCTAAATGGCATTATCGAACATAGCGGTACCACGGTATTACGGTATGTTCCGTGATGCCGTAGTTAGAGGGGAAATACCGGTAAATCGAGAAGTTTCTTTGCAGATGAACCTGATCGATGATCTTATCGATGACCCGGGATGCTACTATGATGACGAAGCCGTGGAGGGCTTTCTTGCTTTCTGTGAAAATGAGCTAACTTTGACCGATGGTGGAGACTTAGACCTTCTCGACACATTCAAACTTTGGGCTGAGGATGTCTTTGGCTGGTTTTACTTTACGGAAAAGAGTATACCAGTTCCTAGTCCTGATGGTCGTGGTGTTCGTTTTGTTCGAAAGCGAATTAAGAAAAGGCTTCGCAATAAGCAGTACTTGATCGTTGGTCGAGGTGCTGCGAAATCGCTATACGATGCATGCATGCAGAGTTATGGACTTTGCATCGACACGACAACTACCCACCAAATTACGACTGCTCCGACAATGAAGCAGGCCGACGAAGTTTTATCTCCAATTCGAACTGCCATTACTCGTTCGAGAGGTCCGCTATTCCAATTTCTCACCGATGGTTCACTCCAGAATACAACTGGATCGAAAGCCAATCGCGTGAAGTTGACCTCTACCAAGAAGGGTATTGAGAATTTCCTGACTGGTTCTTTGCTCGAGATTCGTCCTATGAGTATTGCTAAACTTCAGGGTTTACGATGCAAGTATGCGAGTATTGATGAATGGCTATCTGGTGACATTCGAGAGGATGTTATTGGCGCTATAGAGCAAGGTGCATCTAAGATCGACGATTATCTCATCTTAGCCACAAGCTCGGAAGGAACGGTTCGAAATGGCAGTGGCGATACAATCAAAATGGAGCTGGAAAGCATCCTAAGAGGAGAGTATCGCAACCCGCATGTCTCCATTTGGTGGTATAAGCTCGATAGTATCGATGAAGTCGCAGATCCTTCCATGTGGATGAAGGCGAACCCAAACCTTGGAAAGACCGTTACATATGAAGTATATCAATTGGATGTGGAGAGAGCAGAAAAGGCTCCTGCCGCACGCAATGATATTCTTGCAAAGCGTTTCGGCATTCCGATGGAGGGTTATACCTACTTCTTCCCCTATGAAGAGACCATCCCTCATAAGCATCGCGAGTTTTGGAAAATGCCTTGCTCGCTTGGCATGGACCTTTCTCAAGGCGACGACTTCTGTGCATTTACGTTCCTATTTCCTTTACCGAATGGAACGTTTGGTGTGAAGACTCGAAATTATATTTCGTCGACCACACTTAACAAATTGCCTCCGGCGATGTATCAGAAGTATTGCGACTTTATTCGAGAAGGTAGTCTGATTGTTCTCGAGGGTGTAAATCTGAACATGATGGTCGTGTATGACGATCTCGATCGATTTATCTCTGAAGCACAATACGACATCCGATGTGTCGGATTTGACCCGTACAATGCTAAAGAATTTATTGAGAAATGGATTTCAGAAAATGGTCCGTTTGGTATCGAGAAAGTTATACAAGGTGCAAAAACCGAATCCGTTCCTCTTGGCGAGCTGAAGAAACTCTCAGAAGAGAGGATGCTTCTCTTTGATGAGGAACTGATGTCCTTTACGATGGGTAACTGCATCGTAATCGAAGATACCAATGGCAATCGAAAGCTTCATAAGAAGCGCTACGATCAAAAGATCGATGCTGTTTCTGCAATGATGGACGCATTCGTTGCTTATAAGTTGAATATCGAAGCTTTTGATTAAGGAGGTGACCATATGGTTGTCTATTCCGATGAACTTTGCCACTGGGCAAAAGGTTCCGTTGGTAAGAACCATAAGTATCTCAAACGTGAGTGGAAGAATGGTCGGTGGCATTATTACTATTCGACCAATTACGACAAGAGTCTCCGTGGAACGGCCCGTCGATTAATTGGCGCGGATGCCCGTGGCTATGCGAATGAAAAAATTAGGGATTATAATCGATCCAAAGCTAACTCGGAAGGATATTCCGAACTTAAGTCCGATCCGGCACGTGTGAAGTGGTATAATGAGTCTAAGGAAAAAGCTTTACGAGATGATGCTGCTGCCAAAGGGGCATTGGCAAGTAAGGCGATCCGCGATTATTATAAAACTCCACTCGGTCAAGTTCAAAAGGCAAAAGAAGTGATCGAAAATGGGCGAAATAAAGTTGCCGATATTTTAAGTTCTGCTTCTAAAAAGATTCGTTCGTCCAAATCGCAGTATTTCTAAGAGGTAATTCAAAATGGCAGAAACGCTCTTCAGTAAAGTGAAGCGTGCGTGGAATGCATTCTCCGATTCTGACTGGGATCGTTATGTTCCGGCGGGCCAGATGATTAGTTCATCTCGTCCGGATCGGGTGATTCTGTCCCGCGGTAACGAAAAAACGATCGTAACTGCGATTTACAATCGTATTGCGATGGACGTTGCTGCACTGGATTACCTTCATGTTCAATTGGATGAAAATGGCCGATTTGTTAAGAAGATTGACGATGATCTGAATCATTGTCTTGAAGTCGAAGCAAATATCGATCAGACCTCCCGAGCATTTGTGCAGGATGCAATCTTAAGCATGTTCGATTGGGGTACGATTGCCATTTGTCCAATTGATACAGACCAAGAACCGGATCAAGAGGGTGACATTGTCACACGCTACTATACGATGCGCATTGGTGAAATCATTGAATGGCGTCCGAGACAGGTATTGGTTCGTTGTTATAACGATCGCACCGGTCAGTTCGAGAACGTCACATTTGATAAAGCCAACGTTGGCATCGTTCAAAATCCCTTCTATGCGATAATCAACGAGCCTAATAGCATGATGAAGCGTCTTGTGCATAAGCTTAACTTACTTGATGCCATCGACGAACAGTCTGCTAGTGGTAAACTCGATCTGATTATACAGCTCCCCTATGTCATTAAGACAGAAGCCCGTAAGACTCAGGCTGAATCTCGTCGAAAACAGATTGAGGAACAGCTCATGGGTTCAAAGTACGGCATTGCTTACACGGATGGTACGGAGAAGATCACACAGTTGAATCGTGCTGTAGAAAACAACCTCATGACTCAGATTGAATACCTTACGAGTATGGTATACGCCCAGTTAGGTATCACTCAGAGTGTATTGGATGGAACTGCGGACGAATCGACGATGCTGAACTACAACAACCGCTCTGTGGAGCCATGTGCTTCTGCTCTTACCGATGAGCTCTATCGTAAATTCCTTACGACATCTCAGCGAAAGAAGATGGAATCGATCTCCTTCTTTAGAGATCCCTTTAAACTCGTACCGGTCAGCCAGATTGCCGAAATTGCAGATAAGTTCACTCGTAATGAGATTCTTACCTCCAATGAGATCCGTCAGGTTATCGGTATGAAGCCGTCTAAGGATCCGAAGGCAGACGAGCTCCGTAACAAGAACTTGTCACAGTCTAAAGTGGATCAGCAAACCCCTACGGTCCCCACAGTAGCGGACCAAACCGTATCGGTCACAAATTCTAAAGAAGGAGGATAAACATAATGCCCGATATTGATCACGTTCGTCCGGGTCCTGGTAATTCCGATTTTCAGGGCTGGGCGTCCAAGAACAATCTTCTGTGCACAGATGGTCGAGTGATTCGTGAGAATGCATTCGCACATCAGAACGGCGCTGTTGTTCCACTCATCTGGAATCATCGTCACGATACGCCGAGTGCCGTTATCGGTAAGGCTACCCTGGTCAACAAGCCCGATGGCGTGTATTGCTATGGTCTGTTCAACAACACCAAATTTGGCAACATGTGCAAAGAGCTCGTTGCTCATGGCGACGTGACCTCTCTGTCGATTCTCGCCAATCAGTTAAAGCAGAAGGGCCACGACGTTATGCACGGTATGATCCGTGAAGTCAGTCTTGTTCTGGCGGGTGCAAATCCCAAGGCATTTATCGAGGACATGGATCTGGCACATGGTGAAGATGCTGAGTATGAAGCTCGTATCTATCCCCAGGAGCCGATCATTTGTCATGGCGATGATGACTTTGAGGAACAGGAACCGGAAAATACGCCGGCCGAGGAGAATCCGGAAGGAAATCCAACCAACGAAAGTGAGCCGGAATCTGATCCGACTCCTGCAAATCAAAATGGGGAGGAAAATCCCGTGGAAAACAATCCCGCTACGAATCCGGAACTTCAGCACGCTGACGGTTCCGAAGAGACCATTCAGGATGTCATTGACTCCATGAATGAGAAGCAGAAAAACGTTATGTATTATCTGGTTGCAACTGCCAGAGAAGAAAATAAGGAGGATCCCACTATGGCTCACAATGCCTTTGAGAGCGGTGCGAACACGACCGCTCAGCTCACTCGTGAGAACTTTGCTCTTCTTGCGAAGGAAGCCAAAGCCTGCAGCTCCCTGAAGGAAGCCGTTCTGGCTCACATGGATGATATGGAGGGTCTGTCTGATGCTCTGATGCATGCCGATTACGGTATCGAGAACATCGAGTATCTGTTCCCCGACGATCGCAATGTCACCCGTCAGCCTCAGTTCATTCAGCGCGACATGTCCTGGGTCTCCGGCGTTATGTCTGGTGTCCATCATGTTCCGTTCTCCCGCATCAAGTCTGTGTTCGCCGACATCACTGCCGAGGAGGCCCGCGCCAAGGGTTACCTGAAGGGCAAGCTGAAGAAGGAAGAAGTCTTCACCCTGCTCAAGCGTTCCACCACGCCTCAGACCATCTACAAGAAGCAGAAGCTCGATCGCGATGACATCATCGATATCGTTGACTTCGACGTCGTCGCCTGGCTTAAGAGCGAGATGCGCATGATGCTCAATGAGGAAATCGCCCGTGCGATCCTGGTGTCCGATGGCCGTTCCACCGCTTCTGACGACAAGATCAAGGAAGACAACATCCGCCCGATCTGGACTGATGCAGACCTGTATACCATCAAGGTCGGTATCGACTCCGTTACCTACAATGACGACGACAAGCTGGCCAAGGAGTTCATCCGTCAGTGCATCAAGTCCCGCAAGGACTACAAGGGCAGCGGCAATCCCGCTCTCTACACCACCGAAGAGATGCTCACCAACATGCTTCTTCTCGAGGACGGCATCGGCCATCGTCTGTACAAGACCGAGGAAGAGCTCCGTACCGCTCTGCGCGTGAGCAAGATCGTCACTGTTCCCGTCATGGAGGGTCTGACCCGTGAGGTGACCCATGAGGCCGATTCCAAGGCTTACATCCACAGCCTGATGGGCATCATCGTCAACCTGACCGACTACACCGTTGGTGCCGACAAGGGCGGCGCGGTCTCCATGTTCGACGATTTCGATATCGACTACAACCAGCAGAAGTACCTGATGGAGACCCGTTGCTCCGGCGCTCTCACCAAGCCCTACAGCGCCATCACCATCGAGTCCTACGCAGTCAAGGCCGGCGGCTAATTCAAAATGGCGAAGTTTTGTGGGAAAATCGGCTATGCAACAATGGTCGAAGAGAGCCCAGGCGTATGGATCGAGAAGATCGTTGACCGTCAGCACTTCGGCGATTGGGTGTCGAACACCGCGAAGCTTCAAGCTCAGGAAGGTCTGAATGACGATCTGGTGATCGCGAATGATCTGAGCATCGTTGCCGATCCCTATGCCAAAAAGAACTTCCACTCGATCCGTTATGCAACATACATGGGAACAAAGTGGCGGGTGCGTATGGTCAAAGAGGCCTACCCCCGTCTCACCCTTGTGTTAGGAGGAGTATACAATGACTCGAATGGAAATCAATAGGCGAAAGTTTCATAAACTCCTTCAAAAGCTTCTTGGGTCCGATCAGGTTTATTACCAGAGGCCCGAGAATAAGCGGATGACGTATCCTGCTATTGTCTATAACCGTGATGAGATCAGCAATGGCCATGCGGATAATAGCATTTATAAGCAGGAGTATGTCTATGCTGTCACTGTGATTGATCCGAATCCCGATAGTATTATCGTTGATAAAGTATCGAAGATCCCTAGGACTCGATTCGTTCGACATTATACGCAGGATCGTCTCAATCACGACTTGTTTACCATATATTTCTAAGGAGGATCACATCCTATGGCTAATAAGCGTCTTATCTGGGATGCTGTTGGTGAGCGTCTGTTTGAAACCGGCGTGGACCATGGCGTTCTGTACGTTATGGGTGACAACAATACCTATGGCGAGGGCATCGCTTGGAACGGTCTGACTGCGGTCAACGAATCTCCTTCCGGTGCTGAGTCCACCGCTCTGTATGCGGACAACATCAAGTATCTCAACATGATCTCTGCGGAAGAGTATGGCTACACCATCGAAGCCTACTATTCTCCCGATGAATTCGACAAGTGCGATGGTCTGGCGAGCCCGGTCGCCGGTATGACGATCGGCCAGCAGAAGCGCAAGATGTTCGGCTTCGTGTATCGTTCTCTGATCGGCAATGACACCGACGGCCAGGATCACGGCTATAAGCTGCACCTCTGCTACGGCTGCCAGGCGTCTCCCTCTGAGCGCAACCACCAGACGGTCAACGACAGCCCCGAGGCTACCAATCTGAGCTGGACGGTCACCACCACCCCGGTGAATGTGACTGGCTATAAGCCTACTGCATCCATCGTGATCGACTCTACCAAGATCGATCAGCAGAAGCTCGCTGCTCTCGAGGATGTCCTGTTCGGTAAGGATCCCACTACGACGGGCGGCGATGACGGCGTGGCCCCGAAGCTGCTGATGCCGGATGAGGTTATCAACCTTCTTAAGGCTGGCGGCTAAATCTATCTTCACGGAGGGGCCTCTTTGCGGGGCTCCTCCTATCATTTTTATTTTTGAAAAGGAGAAAGCACAATGTATCGGAGACCTATCACTTTTACGGATTACGACGGTAATCAGGTTACGGAGAATTTCGAGTTCAATCTGTCCAAGGCTGAGCTCGTGGAAATGGAAGCCGAGTATCCCGGCGGGATGCAGGCTATGATTCAGAGAATTACGAAGGAGCGCGATGGTAAGGCCATTGTTTCGGTCATCAAGGACATCATCCTTCGTTCCTACGGTGAGCGTTCTCTCGACGGTCGTCGCTTCGTTAAGAACGAGGACATGCGCGAGAAGTTCTCTCAGACCGACGCATATTCCGAGCTTTTCATGGAGCTCGCGTTGAACCCCGATAAGACGGCTGAGTTCATCAACAACATCATTCCGAAGATCCCCGACGCTCCCAAACAGGCGGAGTAAATTCAAAATGGTTGAAATGGAGGCTAGGGAATGCTTCGGCTGACGATACCTGAACAAGAGGTGTTCAACGATGACACACAAGAGTTTAGCTTTACTAAAGAAGTAACGCTCCAACTTGAACATTCTCTAGTCTCTATTTCGAAATGGGAAGCCAAATGGCATATTCCTTTTCTTCGTAGGGAACCGATGACTCGTGAGCAGACAATCGATTATATTCGCTGCATGACGATCACCCAGAATGTTCCAAAAGAAGCGTATGAATTCTTGACAAATGAGAATATTAAGACCGTTATGGCGTACATCGACGATTCAATGACAGCCACCACTGTGAAACATCGTAAGAAATCGACTTCTCGTGATGTTGTCACATCTGAGCTCATCTACTATTGGATGGTAACGCTTAATATTCCCTCGCAATATGAGAAATGGCATTTGAACCGGCTTCTGACACTAATTGATGTGTGCAATGTAAAGAACGGAAAACCCGAAAAGATGTCTCGTCGAGAGATTGCTGACGAGTATCGTTCCATTAACGCTCGTCGACGTGCAGAAGCCAAATTAGCTAGGAGATAACAGCAATGGCCCTTGTCGTTATGAAACAATCCGGCAGTTTGAAGAACTTTGAAGGGTTTCTTTATAAAAACCGGAAAAGGCGTCTCTACCAACTGCTGAACGAATATGGCAAGCAGGGGGTTGAACTTCTTCGTGATGCAACACCGGTGGATACGGGTAAAACTGCTACCGGATGGGATTACGAAATCGAGGTGAGCTCCCAAGGTGTTTCGCTTTATTGGGTCAACAATAACGTGAACGAGGGAGTTCCTATTGCTATTCTTATACAATATGGTCACGCGACTCGAAGCGGCTCCTATGTGCAAGGCGTTGATTACATCAACCCGGCATTAAGACCCCTATTCGAGTCTATGGCTACTAAGCTCTGGAAGGAAGTGAGTTGACGATGGCAACTAGTATTGACTATAGAATTGTCGAAGCTCAATTTCGAAATTCGAATTTTGAGAAGAACATTGCCCAGTCGACCGAGTCTCTGGAGCGATTTAAACGATCCCTTGACGTCGATCAGCAGGCTAAAAGCTTAGCAAAGCTTGACGATGCAGCCGATCTGGCTGGTATGAAGGGACTCGCACAGCAGGTTGACAAAGTAGCAGACAAATTTTCTGCTATGGGCGTTGTCGCATTTACGGCCCTTCAGCGAATCACAAATGCGGCAATCGACACCGGCGTTTCTTTGGTTAAATCACTTTCGATTGATCAGGTCACAGCCGGGTGGAATAAGTACGAACAAAAGACATCAAATGTTCAGACGCTCGTTAATGCAACCGGCAAGTCTGTTGATGAGATCAATGGATATTTGGAGAAGCTCATGATGTTCTCGGATGAGACATCGTATGACTTCTCAACGATGGCCCAATCTCTTGGTCAGATGGTCACCAGCGGTGGTGATATCGACCGACTGATTCCGATGATTGAGGGTATTGGTAATGCAACCTCTTTCGCCGGTAAAGGTGCCGCGGAGTTCTCTCGTTCAATCTACAACCTCAACCAGTCTTATGGTCAAGGATTCCTGACCCTTATGGACTGGCGAAGCCTTGAACTTTCTGGCGTTGCGTCTCAGCAGCTGAAAGAGACATTTATCGACGTTGGTAAAGCCCTCGGTACTTTGGACAAAAACGGGAGAACCGCAAAAGGTACTCTTGTTGATATCGGTAATTTCTCGACTACGCTCGCCGATAAGTGGGCTTCTCGAGAGGTTATGGAGCAGGCGTTTGGTCGCTTTGCTCAAGTGACAGAGGCGGCCTATAAGCTCGTTCAGAATGGTATGGCTGATACTTATAGTGAAGCCTACGCCATGCTGGATGGAGCCTTCGAGCAGGTTTACTATCGTGCGGCATTAGCTGCTCAGGAAGCCAAGACATTCGGAGAAGCTATCAACTCTGTTAAGGATGCGGTTAGTTCTGGCTGGATGACCACGTTCGATTATATTTTCGGTAGCTATGATAAAGCAAAAGAAATCTGGACAAATCTGGCGAATGATTTGTGGGATGTCTTTGCTGCTCCGGCAGAGGAGCGAAATAGTATCCTGAAAGAGTGGGTTGAACTTGGTGGTCAGACTGCTTTGTGGGAAGGCTTGACAAACATTTTCAAGTCTCTCTTGAGCATCATTGAAGCTGTTCGCGAGGGCTTTAGCGAGATATTCCCTGCTAAGACGGGTCAGCAGTTAGCGGACCTTACATTCCGATTCCGGGACTTTAGCACGAAACTCGTTGCGAGCGAAGATACGCTGGCAAAAGTGAAAGAAGTTGCATCTGGTCTCGCATCGATTGTCAAGCTACTGATTACCCCGATTAAACTCGTTTTGGGATTGGTCGGAAAGATTATAACGCAGGCTGCTCCGCTTACAAGTTACCTTCTTTCCTTCTCTGCGACCATTGGCGGTTTGTTAACGAATCTTGTTAAGATGGTTGATGAATCGCGAGTGATCGAAGGTATATTCGCTACATTGAAGAGTGCAGTGGAAGCCGTTGGTGGGGCATTCATGTTCCTTGGGGGAATGCTTTCTACGAGTATTTCTGCTTTTACGGGAATCAATGTCCTCGACATCAATAATGTCACAACTTCTCTTGCCGAGATTCCTCCGATTGGTGAGCAGATCGCTAAGGTATTTGACACCATTGGCGAATCTGGAAAGAATGCATTCGGTAAGGCATCCCAGTGGGTGTCTCAACTGAAGGGCTGGGCATCCAGTGCCGCTTCGACTATTGGGTCGTTCGCAAAATCCATCGCGACTACATTGAAGCCCATTGGTGATCGCATCAAATCGATTTTCGAAGGTGTCACCTTAACCGATGCGATTGGTACAACGCTTCTTTTCGGTCTCTATGAGCAGATAAAGAAGATTGCTAAGGCATTTGCTGCGATGAAAACCAATTGGGCTGGCGTTGCTAAGGCGCTCACCAATGTTCTCAATACAGCCGGTGATACACTAAAAGCATTCCAGAACAAAGTAAATGCTGAAGTTCTTAAGTCGATTGCTATCTCGATTGGCATCTTGGCTGCTTCTTTGTTCTTGATTTCCCGTGTAAATCCCGAAAACATGGGTAAGTCTCTTGCCGCTGTCGCATTGCTCTTTGGTGAACTGACTGCCATTCTTGGCATTATGAGCGGTAAGAAAATGACCGCTGGTAAGGCAGAGCTTCTTACGTTAGCCGGCGCTCTGATCGGTATGTCCATTGCTATATCAATTCTGGCCGGCGCTCTGGCCAAGTTAACCGAGGCGGCAAGTGACACATGGGTGTTTGCCAAAGCGACTCTTGCAATTATCGCCATACTAGTAGCTTTGGAAAAGGTTGGCGTTGCACTTTCCACTAAGGTTGGCGAGAAGCAGGTTATGAAACTTGCTCTTGTCTTCCTCTCCTTAGCTACAGCAGTTCGAATCCTTGCAAGTGCCTTTGAAGCATTCAAGGGGATTGGCTGGACTGAGTTTGCTATAGGTATCGCCTCGTTAATGGTTGGGATCGGTGCAATAACCGGTTCCATTGCTGTCATGAAGGCTGTTCCTGGTCAGCTTACGAGTGTTGCATCCAGTCTCATTGCATTTGGCCTGGCGATGTCTGCATTGATATTGCCGATTAAGCTTCTTGGACAGATGGACGCCAATTCCCTCCAGCAAGGTCTGATCACCACCGCAAAACTTCTTGTTGGTGTCGTCGCTTCGATTAGCGGAATGTCCATTGCCATGAAGGGGTTCGCTGGCATTTCTGGAAAAGGTACGATGGCGATAACGCAGGGGTCTCTTGCTGGACTAGCGAAGAGCCTCCTTGCTTTGTCCATTTCTATCTCCTTACTGGTTGTTCCTCTTCGTATTCTTGGTGCGTTGCCAATCGAACAGATCCAGCAGGGATTGATATCTGTTGGACTGTTGATGGGTGGACTAACTGCCAGTTTGTCGATCATGGGTAACAACCACGTTGCTGGAACGGCAAGCGGAATACTGGCATTTGCACTCGCGCTCAATATGCTGGTTATTCCGATCAAGGCTTTCTCTACCCTCAAACTTCCGGCCATTGGAGCGGGTCTTTTAACTCTCGCTGGAGCTATTACCATCATGCTTGGTTCGGCATTCGGATTAGGCATTCTGGCTAAGACGTTCGCTGGTCTGGAGAAATCTATGCTGGCGTTCGGTCTTGCTGCACTTGGCGTAGGTGCCGCTGTTGCCGCTTTGTCCGTCCTTTTAGGCACATTGTCCGCGATTGGTGCTGCTGGCGTAGCGGCTATTGTGGCAGCTATTGCTGCATTCTTCCAAGCAGTCAAGGTCATGCTTCCCGTTATCGAGGAAGGCTTGACTGATATTCTCATCACCATTGGACATGTTCTCAAGAGAGGCGCCCCGGCTATTGTTGAGGGCCTGATCGTTATGTTCGACGAAGCACTCAAGCAACTTCGCGAGTATGTGCCCTCGATGATCGCAAGTCTTGGTGATCTGATTGTCGTTCTCATTAACGGACTAAGCACTTACGCTCCTCAAATCCGGGATGCTCTGAAGAGCTTGTTTGCTGTCTGGTTTGGCGATGCAAGTCGTGAAGAGGTCATCCTTGATATTCTCGCATCTGCAACGGCTCTTGTTGCCGTTCTTAAGATGTTGAGTGTTGCCAAGGCATGGGGTAAGAATGCTATCATCGGAGCCGGATTTGCGGCCGCTGCTACTCTGATTCTTGGCGGAGCATTGGCCGTCCTTGAGAATCTTGGCAATACGGATAAAATGCTGACTGCCGCTTTGGCCCTTGGCACCATCATAACTGCCATGAGTGTAGCAATGCGAGTCGCAGCACCCCTTGGAGAGATGGGTCTTGGCGCGCTTAAGGGCATTGGTATGGTCGTAGCGGTTGTTACGGCATTGAGTGCTCTATTTGGTGCATTCCAGGCCTTCTTTGGTGAGAATGAAGTTGTCAAGAAGATCATGGATGGCAATGTTAAATTCATGGAATACATCGGTACTGCTCTTGGATCCTTTATCGGAGGTATTAAGAAAGGTATTTCCGATGTAGTCGGTGAGAGAGATTCGTTCCTTACGAAATTCGGTAAAGACCTTAAGGAATTCTGGTCGAATGCGTCCGTCTTCTTCCAGGGCATTAATGGTCTGAAGGATAGCGTATTCAGTAACATGGTATCTCTTGGCGAAGCCATGCTGATATTTACTGGAACGAAATTCCTGGATGGCCTTGCATCGATCATTGGCAGAAGCGACCTACTTGACTTCTCGAAGCAGTTGGCCAATTCTGCTCCATATCTCAAGACGTTCTACACTGAGGTTGGCGTGATCGACCAGTCGTCCATCAAGAATGCGATCTATGCAATTGGTGGTATGGCTGAGGCAGCATCTAAGATTCCGACATTTGGCGGTCTTAAGGGTGCTGTATTTGGCAATTCCTTTATTGCGGCATTTGCTGCTGAACTGGATTTGGCGGCACCGCATATCAAGGGCTTCTTGACCAAGAGTGAGGGTCTCCCCGCGGATAGTAAGACGCTAGTCGACATGGTATCTGACATTGTCACAACAATGGCAACTGCCGTCGCCGTCACGCCGAAATATTCTGCGTTTAAAGCGTTCTTCACCGGTGAGAATCTAATCTCTTTGTTTGCGGCTGAGCTTGCTTTGGCGGCTCCGAACATGATCGATTTCTTGAATATTATGGCTGGTGCTCCGGTCAATAGTAGTGAGATCGCCATGAAGACGAGCAATATCATTGCAAATCTTGCCGTAGCCGTCGATCAAGTCCCGAATACGGGTGCTGGTCGTAGTAAGGGCTCGCTTAGTAATTTCGCCAAGCAGCTTAAGGACATGGGTGAGGCACTGGTTCAATATTCCGGTGTCGTTGCTGAAGTGAATACCGATGCAATGAACGCTGCGAATGAAGCACTTGCTAATCTCGTTAAGTCCATTCAAAATGCCGATGTTTTAACGACCGTTCAGCAGAGAATGAGGGATATTGAGTCCGGTATTTATGCCGTGGCGACCAACATTGCCAACAACATCTTCACTCAGTTCTCGGATCGTACAGCTGAGTACAAAGACATCGGTATGAACTATCTCAGGGGTATCCGTAAGGGCCTTATGGATGTGCCTACCGTCAATTCTCTTACCGGTGCTGCTCGCGACGTTGCAAAGGCCATTGATCGTACCGTTCGTGATGAGCTTGATATTCACTCTCCTTCTGGACAGGGTGAATTGATTGGTAAGTATTACGATATGGGTGTCCGTTATGGTCTCGACGGTAGTAAGAAGACCGTTCTTCTTGCGGCCCGTAACCTCGCAAATGAGATGCTGAAGAGTGGTGAGATCACCTATGAGGAACTCCAGGAGGTCTACAACAAATTCAACGTCTCGATTGCGAGTGCCGAGAACAAGCGCCTGTTCATGCTGACTACGGCCAATCGTGCATCCATGGGTGAACTCAAAGAGATCGTCGGTGATGGTTACGATGATATCGTGAAGCAAACTTACGATGCATTCCATCGAACTGGAACGGCGATTGATGAAACTTCTGAAGAGAACATTGCAAAAGCAGGAAGGGCTGGCAAGTCTGCTGGTGCGTCTTACATCGAGGGTCTCCAGTCCGAGCTCAATAAACTCGGTACTCGACTCACGAGCTATGGTCTCGAGCAGAAAGTCTGGACAACTCTCTTCGGTGCTACCGCTACCGATGCGGATAAGACTGCTGTGGATGAAGCCCTTAAGGTTAAGGAACTTAACAATCTAACCCAGCAGCTGGGCAAGGCCGAGGAAGAGTATGCTGCAACCGTTAAGGCGTACGGCAGTGAGTCGAAGAATGCTCTGGACGCCTACAACAAGGTCCTCAATGCCCAAATAACTCTCGCCGAGAAGGCTCAGGAAGTCAAATCCAACCAGGATCAGGTCACGACGAGCGAGAAGGATCGTATGGTTGCTTATGCCAACTGGATGGTCGAATACAAAGACATGCTCCTCGAACAGGGGTTTGCTTTGGAGCAGATCAACCGTGTTGCAGCAAAGGATACCGGTTACGATCCGTACAATCTCCTGAATACCACCGCAAGCGAGGCGACGAAGGCCGCTGACGCTGCACTTGAGGCTGCCAGACAGTCCTACACCAATAGTGCAGATGATGTCCTCGGTAGTCTTACCCCGACATTCCTCAAATACGGTCAGACGATGTCTACCACATTTGCACAGGGTATCGTTGAGAAGACCGATGCTGTCTCGACTTCTACGGGCCAGGCAATCAACGGTGGTCTGTCGATGGCGCAGTCGAAGGAAGAGCAGTGGGTTGCTTGTGGTGAGATCATATCTGAGCGAATCGCTGATGGTATCATCGCTAATGGCGGGAATGTCCAGGCGGCTCTCAATAGTGTTCTTGGCGACATCATCAACATGGTCTCTGGTGGGGTGGTTGACGGCTACACGGATAACCTCTCCATCGGTATCCAGACCCTGAACCGTGATATTACGGATGGTATTGAGACTGCTCCGGTTATTACCCCCGTTATCGACGATAGTAAGGTAAAATCTGGCGTGAGTGCGATGAATTCCCTAATCGGTTCGACTCCGATGGGATTTACGGCTATTCTTGCTGGTCAGGTAGCCGGTGGATTCAAGGATGTTGTGAATGGTATTACTGGATCGAAGACAGTAAATAACACTTACAACTACACGCAGAACAATACCAGTCCGAAGGCTTTGAGCCGCGCTGAGATCTATCGCGATGGCAAGAATCTCTTCTCGAATGTGAAAAATAGCTACCAATAAGGAAGGAGTGGGCTTATGATTAAGGCCTTAACGGTAACCAATCCGAAAGGTGAAACACTTCGTCTGGAGCTCACGAACCCGGACCCCTCGGGTCTTTACATCAAGGACATCGAGGGGCTCGGTCCTCCCAAGGCGAGTATTAACACATCAGAACTAGCAACCATTGACGGTAGTCTCTATGCTTCTTCTCGTTGTGAGAACCGAAATATCGTCATCACGCTCGGTATGCTGTTCGCACCGACGATTGAGGATTCAAGACAGAAGACCTATAAGTTCTTCCCGATCAAAAAGCAAATAAAGCTTGAGATTGAGACGGACAACCGCCTGGCAGAGATTAGTGGTTATGTGGAGTCCAATGAGCCGAATATATTCTCCTCTGAGGAATCGACACAAATCAGCATCATCTGCCCCGATCCTTATTTCTATGAGGTTGGCGGTAGTGAGAAGGTCTACACTAAGATCGAGCCACTATTCGAATTCCCATTCTCCAACGAGTCTCTTACAGAGAATCTTCTCGAAATGGGTAAGATGGTGGACGACCCGAGAGCAGTTCTGAGCTACGTTGGCGACATGGATACGGGTGTTGTTATCACGATCCATGCACTGACCAAATCGGGCGATATTACCCTCTACAATGTCGATACCAAGGAGCACTTTAAGATATTTGATGCTCAAATCAAAGCTCTTACTGGTGCGGTATTCGACGCTGGCGATGATATTATCATCTCGACCGTAAAGGGTAATAAATATGCTCGACTTCTGCGCGAGGGTAAGGAAACGAATATTATTTCCGCTGTTGACATGGATGCCGATTGGTTCCAGGTCTCCAATGGTGTGAATATGTTCAATTTCGTTACCCAAGAGGAGGAAGCAAATCTGCTGATTACCTTCTCTTATAAGAACGCATATGGAGGTATCTAAGATGGAGGCATTGATTCTTGATAAGAATTGGGAAGTCGTCGCTATCTTAGATGCCTTCCAGTCGTTTATTTGGACAGATCGATTCCTTGGTTATGGTGACTTCGAGGTCTATGTACCGGCAGATATGCCAATTGGGAAGGAGTTTAAACAGGACTACTACCTTTGGTGCCGGGAGAAATCCGATCGATTGATGGTCATCGAGACCATTGAGACCAAGGTAGATGTGGAGAATGGTAATTTCCTAACAGTTACCGGCCGTTCTCTGGAGTCTATTCTTGAGCGTCGTATCATCTGGGGATATCGTCAGTGCTACGGCAATCTCCAGAAGTCGATCCGGAATCTCTTAAATCAAAATGCGATCTCTCCGAGTAATAACGACCGGAAAATCCCGAATCTTGCATTCCGTGAGACCACTGATACGCGGATCACGACCCTTACGTTCGACACGCAGTATTTTGGTGACAACCTCTACGAGGCAATTTACGGGATTTGTGAAGAGAAGAAGATTGGATTCCGTATCTTACCGGATTTCTCGACGAAACAAATGATATTTGAGCTGTATGCTGGTGAAGATCGTGCATATGGCCAGACAAAGAACCCCTATGTTGTCTTTTCTCCGAGCTTCGATAACTTCTTATCCAGCAACTACATCGAGTCGAAGAAGGCCCTTAAGAATGCTACTCTTATCGGCGGTTCCGGCGAAGGTTCTGCTCGTAAAACGACTGAGGTGACCGGTGAGAACTATGGTATCGGATTGGATCGCCGTGAAGTATTTACTGATTGCTCTGGAGTCAGCGATGATGTCGATACCTACGATATCGAGCATAACGAGGATCTAACTGAAAAAGAAAAAGAAACCGAAATTCTTAGACGTAAAAATGAAGCTGTTATCGCTATGTATACTGAAATGGAGCAGAAGGGGAAAGAGGAACTGGCAAAGACGAGCATTACTCAGTCTTTTGAAGGCGAAGTAGAAGCTCGAATTCAGTTCATCTACAAACGAGACTTTACCATTGGAGATCTTGTCCAGGTTCAGAACGAATATGGACAATCTGGTAAGGCCCGTGTTTCTGAGATTGTATTCTCGGAAGATACATCTGGTGAGAGTATGACTCCTACCTTCACCGCCGAAGTCTAATATAGGAGGAATCAAAATGGCATTCACATGCGGATTCTTTAACTCCGAAAATGGTGATCGAAAATACAACGCCGAACAGATGTCTGCTATCTTCGATGGTATCATCGCTGACGGTGTATTCACCACGATTGGCGACCATATGGCGGTCTCTGCTGGCACGGGTATGCAGGTGCTGGTCGGTACTGGCAAGGCGTGGTTCGACCATACGTGGAATGTGAACGATGCTGCTTATCCCTTGGCCATCGCTGCTTCGGACGTGACGCTCAGTCGTATCGATGCAATTGTGCTTGAGACTAATCACTCCGACAGCGTTCGTCTCAATAAGCTTCGTGTTGTTCAGGGTACTGTGGCGTCCACTCCGGTGAAGCCGACCCTGACGAATAGTGAAAAAGTCCACCAGCATCCTCTGGCATGGGTGACTGTGTCGCCTGGCGTAACCCAGATCGCAGCCAGTGCGATTGAGAACGCTGTCGGTACCTCGGCTTGCCCGTTTGTCACTGGCATCATTGCAACAACCGCGATCGATGATCTGTTCAACCAGTGGAATGGGGAATTCGATGAGTGGTTTGATAACCTCAAGGCTCAGCTCTCCGACAACGTCGTCGCCAACCTTCAGAGACAGATTGATGAATGTAAGAAAGGCTTAACGGCAAAGGGCACCATCATTGACTCGACGACTGCCCAGGTTCTACAACTCACTGAGGGTTCCAACGTAGACGACGCGTTGCTGAAATTGGCAATGCCGGAAGGTAAATATGCACTTCAGATTACACTTTTGACTCCTGGAGGTCGTCCACTTCCAAATATAGCAATCACCGGTCTTACTACAATTACTGGCAGAGCCGTAAGTACAGATGCCAATGGTAAAGCATTTGGATTCGCAACCTCCAATCCAGCTACAGTTACCGCCAATCTGAGTAAATTTTTAGATTTGGCCGCGAATGCTTCTAAATCTTTCTCTTTAACCTCAGGTATCATAAATCAAGGGGTTATGACTGCAACGCGCTCATCTGAAACGCAGAAGTTGTTTACCTCCAGTAAATCGTTCTACTTCTCCCCCGATGTTGCTGAGTATGATTGGTCTGCTGTCGGTGGTGGATTTAGTGGTGGAAGAGGTTCTTATGACAGCCCAACTAACATGAACAGGGGATCTCTTTCTGGTGGCCAAGGTGGTGATGCTGGCGGTGTGATCAATCAAGCTAATGTATCCTATGATGGACAAGCAATATCGTGTATTGTCGGAAGCTCAGGTGGCGGTAAAAGCTCGGTCAATGGAACCCAAACGCCTAATGGCGCTTCTGGAGGTGCTGGCGGATCTATGACCTTATATGAGCTCAGTGAAGGTACTGCAACCACCTATAATGCAAGCGACGGTGCCGCTACTACAGATTCTTTCCTTTATCCCCCGACAAGCGTTGGCGGTGCTGGAGGAGGCGGTGGAGGACACTATGAAAGCGTTCAGGCATATACATATGATGCGTCTTACGGTAATGGCGGTTCTCCTGGTGGAGGTTGTGGAAGTAATTCTCAAGGGACAGGCCCTGCTTATGATGGTCAACAGTATGGCTCCGGTGGAGGAGGCGGCTACACATATGTCGATGAATATCGAGATACTCCCGATATAGCGCTTAATTACGGTGGTTCCGGCAAACAGGGTGCTGTAGGATTCATGTGGAGGTTCAAATCATGAACTATTGTATTGTAAATGCCGACGGCATTATCGAGAATATCATTGTGGCGGATGAAGAGTTCGCTGAATCCATCGGGGCAAAACCATCTTATGATGGCGCAGCAATTGGGGGTACTTATTCTCCTCCCCCTCCTCCTCCGACGATCGATGAGCGAGTAACTACTCTCGAATCAGAGAATGATCTCCTCAAGCAGCAGGTTAAGGCGGCTTCGGACCAGAATGACTTCCTCGAGGACTGCATTGCAGAAATGGCCGGAATTGTCTATGCGTAAGGTTCTCGCTAATTTAGCGTTAAACCTATATTTATTTTTAGAGAAAGGAGATCGTGAAATGATGGCTATGCTTTTCGCTCAGCGCGTCATTCTCGGCAAGACCGAGTTTGAGCAGGTTCCCAATAAGCTTAAGCAGCAGGTTGCGGACATCCTGATCAACGAGTGCGGTTTGCCCGAGCTGGTGACCGAGGAGTACGGTGGCACGAAGAAGGTCGAGGCCTAATTCGCTCCCTAACGGTCTTATCCAAATGAGATAGGACGAAGAAAAAGAGGGGTTGCGCCATTCGCGACGTTTCCCCTCTCTTTTCTTTTTTGCAATGTCTACATGAGTGGTGGATCGTGAAGGAAACATACACTTTTCTTTTTTCTTCCGTTTCTAAGAGATTAGCGTACGCGAAATAAACAGCCTCCTTAATGGAGGTGATATAAATGACTGAAGCGCATAAGATTAACGATGGTTTATATGTCGTATCATTGGGAGATGGAAAAGTCCAACTTCGAACCTTGATTCAAAAGGATGAAGACAAAGAAGAATGGAGATGCGAAAATCTTTCGAGGCACGATACATACAAACTCATGTCATTCTTGCGAAATGAGGTTTTATATCTGTGCTAAGGGGGGCCCCAACAAGGGCTCTTCTTTTTCAACTAAACTAGCACGCGAAAAATACAATCACTATTATGGAAGAAAGGAATATACTTATATACAATTTATGGAGGTATTTATTATGAAGACTATTATGAGTGTTATTGGTGGCATTATTTCTGGTATTCTTACGGCGGCAGTTATTATAGCTATTGCTGTGAGTGCGCTCCTGTATGTGCATGGATTTGGCATCAGTGTCAAAGATGGCATTTACAAGGATTACACGAGCACATATGGTTATGTAACGTATCGTTATGGAAACCTGACTTTTGATGATATCATGATGTTCGAAGCAATCGGCGATGATACGCTTTCATTAGCGGTTTATGGATACTTTCCTTCTTCCACAGAGATTGGAGGTTAACAACCTCTTTTCTCTTTATTCTTCCTTAAAGCAATTAGAGTACGCGAAATTTGCAACTTCTATAATGGAGATAATTCCAAAATTATATTTTATGGAGGTATTGAATTATGATGAAGAAGTATCGTGAATGGGCGGCTAAGCCGTATACCCGTGGAGACATGGTCACACAGACAAAGTGGGCTCTGATCATTACTTTGATCGGAGAGGCTATCCTGTGGACCTGGTACTACTGGGATACAATTTGCTGCTGGTTCGAGAGCATTAGACTCAAGTTCAAGAAGCATAAGAATAATGAGAGTGATCTCTTTGAGGATGAGGGCTAACAAGCTCTCTTCTCTTTTAAGTTTGAACACAATGAGAACCTCACGCGAAATTTACAGCTCCTATTATGGAGAGAAGTATACTAAAATTTAATAATTTTAGGAGCGTGATATTATGATGATTCTTAGTGGCATTACTCTGGTCGCTGGCATTATTGCTATGACTATGATGGAAAATGAAAACAAGGAGATCTAATGATAACGAAGCTACACAAATTAGTATGCTTCTTTTCATTTCGTCCGTATTGGTCCTTAGGAGCGATATGGTATGATATCACGCGAAATTTACAGCTCCTATTATGAAAGGAGTGATTCTATGAGTAAAATCTTATCAAAAGAACAAGTAGAGGAACAGAGACTATGCTATGCGGTTAAGGCTTGCCATTTGATGGGTTTTGATGTTGAAAAAACAGCAGACCTGTTGGAGGTGGATGTTGCGCAAGTGAAAATGCTCTATAACTTTATCGAAAAAGATATGATCGATTTTAACTCAAAGTAAACGACAAATGAAAAGAGGCTCTGTCATAACGACAAGGTCTCTTCTCTTTCCGCGAAAAAAACATATCCTTTTATGGAAGACAAAACACTACAGTTTATCAATAAAAGGAGAATTATGATGTATCGTCAGATGATTAACTTTATCGAACTAATGGTGGTCTCGTTAATAGCTCTTGTCGCAACAAGCATTAGCATGTTAACTTGGTACCAGGTTGTCGGTATGTTCTTCGCTGCTATATTCATGTTGTTCATCAGCATTGAATTGGAGTGTGGAGAAAGCAAAAAGGAGGAGCTCTAACAAGGGCTTCTCTTTTTCTCTTCGCGCGAAATTTACAATCTACTTTATGGAGGTGATATGAATGATCCTATTCACAATTTTACTCTGCGGTATCATTGCATTGGCGGTGGTCACGGCGTTAATCGTCTTGACCGGCGGAACAGTGTTTATGCTCATCGCGGGAGATTTAATCGTGTGTATCGCGATTTTCTACGCACTGTTCAAAAGGAAAAAGAGGTCCTAACAAGGCCTCTTTCCTTTCACGCAAATTTTGCAAGTCCTATTATGGGGAAACCTAAATTATATTTGGAGGTATTTGACATGAAGACGATTCTTGGTGTGACGACTGGCTTATTGGTTGGTGTAGCTCTCGGCATTGCTGGAGCTGCAGTATTATGCGCGAGTGATCATCATTTCATGAAGTTCTTTGCGGAAACCTGCGGTTATAATTATCAGGAATCCGAAGAGGATGAGGCCAAGTAAGGCCTCTTCTCTTTATTTTTGAAAGGGGTAAAGCACAATGAAATTCAATTGGAAAAAAGAGATTCGTCTGGCACAGCGATGGTTAAAGCGTAACGGGTCAACCGTCTCGTCTCTTGCGGCATCATTAGGTGTCATCGCAACGGGATATTTCGGTTGGAAAGCACATGACGATTATACGATGTGCTCGATGGATCCGACACCAGAAGAAGCTGTAAAGATATTCTGGAAGCCGGTTACCTCGGCTACTGGAACCATTGCTTGTATTTGGTTAGGGCATGGTTTAGACCAGAAGCAGATCGCTGCTATGACCGCGGCTTATGTCGCCCTTCGAAAATCGTATCAGGAGTATCGTGATGAAATCCGGTCGACAAATCCCGAACTCGATAAGATGGCGCGAGAGAATATTGCTCGCTCCCATTGGGATAAGACCTATCCGAATGAGGATGAACTCTATTGGGATGCTATCTCGGAACGATACTTCACTGCAAGTCCGCTGGTTGTCGAAAAAGCAAAGTACAACCTAAATAAGCTCTTCCAGCAAACCGGCGTTGTGACAATCAACGACTTCTACGGATTTCTCGGAATCGATAAAGTCCCTGGCGGCGATGAACGTGGTTGGGATGTTGGTATGTTCGATGCCATTGTATCCATGTGCCTAGAGGACTACTGGATCGATTTCATGGATGAGGAACCTTACGAGATCGATGATGGCGAGGGCGGTACCGTGAAAGTCACGGCTATTGAGACTCAGTTCTATCCGGTTCCTCTTCACTAATTCACGCAAAATTTGCAAGACCTATTATGGAAAGGAGGTAAGAACAGATGACAAAGAAATGGAATGTGCTTGCTAACATCGGACTCGCTTGTACGGCGCTTCTCAGTATCGTTACTGGGATCATCGAACAGCGACAGATGGAGGAGCAGATCCGCGAAACTGTCGACGAGGTTCTCGCCGAACGCCAAAATGAAGAGGGCTAACAAGCTCTCTTCGCTTTTGAAAGGAGAAATACTATGGAATACGGCATTACAATCTATTGCGAGGATAGCGATCTTAAGACACTGGTCGGCTCGAAAATATTCGAGCAACTTCGCGGAAACCCGGACTATATCGATTCTCGAATCGTTCTGAATATCGATGACGAATCGAGGGTCAATATTTATATTCAGTACGGCACTGAAATTCCATCTTGTCTGGAAATGAGCAATATTGACAAGATCGTGAAAGAGTGCAAGGAGGAGCTGAAATGAAGAAAATCCCTATGAAAGCGATCGGTAATTCGATCAAGGTCTATATGACCAAGCATAGTCCGGAAATCCTGACCGGCATCGGAATCGGAGGATTCCTTACAACCATCGGTATGACGATGAAAATCGCACCGAGAGCCAAAGCGGAAATCGAGGATGCTGAGTACTATGCAGACAAGTACAATGAGCCGATTCGTACGCGTGATCGCGTGAAGATCTATGCGAAGAACTATTGGCCTGTTGCACTGTCTACTGGTCTCAGTACCGCTTGTATCGTAATGGGCAATCGCCAGCAACATAAGCGCAACGCTGCTCTTGCGGCCGCTTATACCATTTCGCAGGAGACTCTCAAGGACTATCAGTCCGCTATCACCGAGTCTCTGGACGAGAAGAAGGCAAACGAGATTCGTGAGAAGGTCTCACAGAAGACATCCGAACGGATTCCTACAAACGATCAGGAGATCCCGTATGTTCCTTCTGGGAAGAGTCTCTATTTCGATCGCTGGTCCGGACGATATTTCGTATCGGATCGAGAGACATTGCGTGAGATTTGTAACAATCTCTCCCGACAGATGTTGGGCGATATGTACATAACGCTCAACGATGTCTACGATGCCATCGATTTGGACCGCATTCCATTCGGTAATGATATCGGATGGGATGTCAACAAGTCGTTCATCGAACCGATGTTCAGTTCAAAGCTCACCGAGAAGGGAGAACCCTGCGTTGTGTTCGACTATGCAACACAGCCGGAAGTTCTCAAATAAAGCACGCGAAATTTACAAGATGTATTATGGAGAAATCCACAACAAAATTTTTATGGAGGTATTCTAAAATGGAAGAGAACAATGTTGTCATGGAGAACGAGGAGCTCGAGACCGAAACGGTTCCGGCGGAAGAAACCTATGATGAGTCCAATGGTGGCAGCACCCTGATCGGTGTCGCAATCGGCGTGGCGGGAACTCTTGGAGCCCAGTGGCTTTACAAGAAGGCCCTCAAGCCGCTTGGTGGCAAGATCAAGGATGGCATCGAGGCTCACAAGGCTAAGAAGCTGGCCAAGAAGGAGAGCAAGGCGGATACTGGCAACGACTCTGCTGAGGAGTAATCCGAGCAAGTTGTGATTCGACGAGCGTTGAGACCTAACAAGGTCTCTTCGCTTTTCATTTTTGGAGGTTGTATGAACGAATATCGATATAAGGGTCCAGTCCGGAACTTGTTTGGTGATATCCGAAAGTCGTCATGGGATTCTGTGACGATGGCTGTTAGCAAAGAGAAGGCACTGTCGAATCTCTGCTATCGATATTCGGTTATCAACCATTGCCCGGTTTGGGAAGTCAAGCTAAACCCAAAATACCTCACTATGGTGAGAGAAGGAGTGTAACAATGGCAGAATACCCGAACAATTCGAATGCCGCACGGAATGCCGAACGGAATGAGATGCCGGAGAGCCAGAAAAAGGAGATCAATAAGGTCTCTTTATCTGCTCCGGCAAAGACAAAGAAACGTTCTCCATTAAGCAAAATCGGAGACAACATCCTCTCCGACGATCGCGGAAGCATTGGCAGTCATATTTGGAACGATGTTGCTGTCCCGATGCTGAAGGACTTCTTTGCCAATTCCCTGACAGATGCGGTCAACATTATATTCTACGGTTCGACTCGTCGAGGCGACCGGAGACCCGGAGGAACCTATGTCAGTTATCGTACGGACTATGGTTCCTATAGTCGTGATCCCAGACGAGACGATCCTCCTCAGAGAAGAAGTGCCTACGACTTCGATGAGTTCTCGTTCCGAACTCGTCGAGATGCGGAAGGTGTCCTGGATGAGCTCGACAACATCCTGAGACGGTATAAGATCGTTTCGGTTGCAGACTTCTATGAGGTGGTCGATCAGACGCCTCCGTTTACAGCGCATCGTTATGGCTGGACGGATCTACGTCAGGCAGACATCGCAAGTGGCCGTGATGGCTATTATATTCGTATGCCGAAGCCTGCGCCGTTGGATTAAAGGAGTGACCATATCATGATCACAACGAAAAAAGAATTCTATAGCGATCCATCAACGTTATATTTGGTAAGGTCTCGTATCGAGACGCTCAAGCGTATGGCGGACCGTTACGGACGAATTACGGTGCACGATGTGCAATTAATATTCGGGAAACTCGATGGCGATTGGTCGACTTTAGAAGCGGTCTCACACGGATGGAGTAATACGCAATTTTTCATCCCGGTTTGGCTGAAAGACGGCTGGTATGTTGTCATGCCGAATCCTAAGAAATTTTAAGAAAGGGTAAAAGTACAATGAAACTCTCTACCAATACAATTGCAAACACAGCAAAGTCTATGTTTTATCGGTCGAAGTTCTTCATTCAGAAGAATTCTCCGCAGATTCTTACGGGCGCCGGTATCGCGCTCGGCATTACGTCCACGGTTATGGCCTGCAAGGCAACCCTTAAGGTCACGGAAGTCGTGGAATATCATGAGACCATGAAGCAGAACATCGAAGAGTCTGTCGGTGGTAAGCTGGAAGATGGCGGCACCTACACCCGTGAGCTGGCGGATGCGGATCAGAAGATCCTTGTTCGTATGACTGCATGGAAGGTCATCAAGCTCTATGCTCCGGCCGTTGGCGTTGGTGCTCTCTGCATCACTTCGATCCTCTATGGTCATAAGATCCTCTCCAAGCGTAATGCCTCTCTGGCGGCTGCCTATCAGCTTTTGGATAAGGGATTCAAGGAATATCGTCAGAACGTCCGCGATCGCTATGGCGATGAGGTCGATAAAGAGCTTCGCTACGGCCTCGTGAAGGAGAAGGTCGAAGAGGAGACGATCGATCCTGAAACCGGTAAAAAGAAGAAGACCAAGAAAGAGGTTACCGTTCTTCCGGACGGTCGTGTTCCTTCGGTGTACGCTCGCATCTTTGACGAACTCAATGACAATTGGGAAAAGGATGCCGAGCTGAATCTCTATTTCATCAACGGCCAGCTCAACTATTGGAATCATATTCTTCAGACCAAAGGGTATGTGTTCCTGAATGATGTCTATAAGTCTCTCGGATTTGATCCGACGAAGGCCGGTCAGCATGTGGGTTGGTACTACGATGCCAAGAACCCCAAGTCTGACGATTATATCAGCTTCGGTATCTATGATGTAAATCGTCGTGGCGCTTCTGAGTTTGTCAACGGTATGGAGCGTAGCGTACTTCTCGACTTCAACGTTCAGGGTCCTATCGATTCTCTGATCGGCGAAGAAATCTAAAATAAGGAGGCCCCGTTATGGGATACATTAGAAAAAGTCTGCGTGAATGGTTCTTATCTGGTTTGGTTGGATTGGCGTTAGGGCTCGTTGTTGGCTCTAGCGCCACCACCATGCACGAGTTGGTGACCTATGAGGAGCCTATGGCAGAGCCAGTTCACATGCAGACCGAAGAAGTGGTAATGCCCGAAGCCCCTCTCTCAGCGGCTGATTTATATTTGGAAGCACCACGATTCGTTGGACTCGAAAACTACAGTGAGTACGAGATCGAGATGTTGACACGAGTCACGTATGCCGAGGCAGGAAACCAATCGGAATACGGTCAACGTTTGGTCGTCGATACGATACTAAATCGAGTGGACAGCGAACGCTTTGCTGGGGATGATATTTTGTCGATCCTTACGGCAAAGAACCAATTCGACTGTGTTACCACCGGAGCAATCTATTGCTATCCGGAATGGGACTCCATTCGTTGGTTGGTGATTGAAGAATTGTGTGATCGGACGAATTCGGACGTTATCGCATTTCGAACTAATCGATACCATAGCTGGGCAACGCCAGCCTTTAAAGAAGGCGACCACTATTTCTCGATTTGAGGAAGGAATGATATTCATGAAGGCAAGACTGAAGAAACTCTGGAAAGGGGTTAAACATGCCATGGAGCAGTTTGTCGATACGGCCCGCGAAATTTTAACGGGTAAGAACTCTCGTTTCGTTGCGGCTTGTATTTTTGGAGGAATTAGTGTTGGACTCTTTGCGTCCTGCTATATTCCTCAGCCGAATTAAATGTTAAGGAGGTAAACGATGAAAAACATTATTTGGTTCGCTCTCGGTGCCATTGTCGGTGCCGCAGGCGGATATTACTATGCCTATCGTAAGGCAGAAGCTCGCGCCGATGAAGAAATCGATGAGATGCGCGAGTACTATCGCGATAAGATTAATGCAATGGCTGACAAGGAAGAGCAGTCTGACTGTAATCCGGAAAAGGAATCCTCTCCTCTGGAGCATGTCGTGGAGCAGCGTAAGTCTGTCGAAGAGGAGATCACCGAGGCTTACGAGAAGCGCCGTGTCAATTACGGCAAATACTTCACTCCGCTCAATGCTCCTCCTCAGGACCGGGGTGATATTGAGCAGGACCCCTACAAGGATAAGGAAATGAACGCTTACGGCGGGATCTATCTCATCGCTCCGGAGGAATTCGGTCGAGAAGATGGATACTCGGAAGTCAGTCTGACCTGGTACGAGGGCGATAAGGTCCTTGCCGACGAAGAGGACGATCCGGTCGACAACATCTCTGAGGCCATTGGTGAGGTCTTCATGGGGCATTTCGGCGATTTCCAGGAAGGCGTCTGTCACGTACGCAATGAGAATACAATGACGGACTATGAGATCACACTGGATGAGCGTTCCTATGATGCGATCTATCCGGAGCGTCATATTCACGAGCTGGAGGTTGACGAGTAAATGACCAGAGCTGATGCACTGCACGAGCGTTACTTCCAATGGATGTGCGGTCTCGTGATGGGTGATCAGCAGTATTCAAGGAATCTATCGTATGAAAAACTCATGCGTCATTTAGATGCTCGAGCATTCACATGGATCATCCCAATGGATGAATATAGAGCAAGACATGGCGTAGATTTGCGGTATGATTTTGGTTATGAAAATCACTATCCGGATCGTACAATAGAGCATTTGCTTGATATTCGAGAGTGTTCTATTCTGGAAATGATGGTAGCCCTCGCCAGAACATGTGAGGAGCGAATTATGGAAGATGATACGGTCGGCAATCGAACCGGTCAATGGTTTTGGAATATGATTGTTTCTCTTGGGCTTGGTTCAATGAGCGATAGCCGGTACAATGAGAGAGAAGTCGATCGTATTCTTGATATTTTCCTAAATCGCACTTACGAGGCTAACGGACGAGGAGGACTATTCACAATTGAAGATTGTCCTTACGATCTTCGAGCTGTGGACATCTGGTATCAGATGATGTGGTACCTGAATACGATTTTGTAAAGGAGACACCAACATGGATGAAAAAAAGATGGCCGAAGAATTCGCCAATATCTACAAGGCGATCGGGTCAAATTGCACGGATCTGATTGCGACGAACAAGGATCTCAAAACGTTGGCTGGTTGGCAGATGTCGTTCGTTCGTCACTACAATCATCATATCGATCTTTTTAACCAGAATGTCGACCTGATGAACCAGAATTTTCACATGCTTAAAAAATATGCAAAGCGTCAGAACATCATTATTATCGCCGGAATCGGCGGATTCCTGTATCTCTGTAAGAAGATCCAGAAACTGGAGGACGCTACGAAGAAGGAGTAAGGCATGGATTTCTTGATGGTCGCCACCAGATGTCCTAGAGGTGGAGGCATTGAGGTATATCCGAAATTCATCGTCTCGAAATCAAACGATCTGATGATTCGAGGCGGCGCGTTCTACGCGATTTGGGATGAAGAAAAGCGTCTGTGGTCGACTGATGAATACGATGCGGTCCGCTTAATTGACGCAGAACTTGACCAATTTGTCAAGGACAACTATCCTAATACACCTGGAATCCGAGTTCTTCATCTATGGGATTCGGAAACGCGCATGATCGACCGGTTTCACACATTCTGTCAAAGAGATATGCGAGATTCGTTCCATATGCTCGATGAGAAATTGATATTTGCCAATACCGATGTCAAGAAGCGAGACTATGCATCGAAGAAACTCCCGTATCCCTTAGAGGATGGTGAATGTCCGAGTTATGACAAACTCATGTCTACTCTGTATGATCCAGAAGAGCGACATAAGCTCGAATGGGCAATCGGAGCAATTGTATCTGGCGACTCCAAGACAATCCAGAAATTCGAGGTGCTATATGGTCCAGCCGGTAGCGGTAAATCAACCGTTATCAACATCATACAGCAACTATTTGAAGGGTATTATGCGGTATTTGATGCAAAAGCATTGGGTAGCGCAAATGCAGCCTTTGCTCTGGAATCATTTAAAACCAATCCGTTGGTGGCCATTCAACACGATGGCGATTTATCTCGAATCGAAGACAACACTCGACTGAACAGTGTTGTTTCTCACGAACTTATGACAGTGAATGAGAAATTTAAGTCTGCCTATTCGAGTAAATTTAAAGCATTCCTATTCATGGGAACCAATAAACCCGTAAAGATCACGGACGCGAAGTCTGGTCTCATTCGACGACTTATCGACGTGTCTCCGTCCGGTCGTAAGGTTCCCACACGAGAATACAATCAGCTCGTCAAGCAGGTTGAATTCGAATTAGGTGCTATTGCCACACGCTGTTTGAATGTCTATATGGAGTCTCCTGGATATTATGACGGATATGTACCGACCTCCATGCTTGATGAAAGTAACGACTTCTACAACTTTGTTGCGGATTCGTACTTTATATTCAAGAAAGAGCCTTCTACGTCCCTCAAACAAGCTTGGGAGATGTATAAGACCTATTGCGAGGAAGCAAAAATGCAATTCCTGCTCAATAAGCGTAATTTCAAATCAGAGATGAAGAACTATTTCGAAGAGTATTACGATCGAACTGCTCCAGAAGGGAAAGAACCGTTCACCTTCTACGGGTTTAAGATCGAGAAATTCGACTCCATCACCACTGCAGAGAAGCCGGAAAAGAAGAAGAAAAACGCTGAACCGGACGACTCGTGGTTGAAGTTCCGTGAGCAGCCGTCTATCTTTGACATGGAATGCAAAGATTGCTTAGCGCAATATGCAAGCGACAACGAGACACCCATGAAAAAATGGTCAGATGTTCGAGTAACACTGAAAGATGTTGATACACATCGTCTTCATTATGTGAGAGTGCCAATCTATCACATTGTGATCGACTTTGATATTCCGGACCAAGATGGAAAGAAGTGCTTCGAAAAGAATTTGGAAGCCGCCAGTAAGTGGCCTCAGACTTATGCAGAACTCTCTAAGTCTGGAGCCGGAATTCACCTCCATTATATTTATACAGGAGATCCGGAGAAGCTGAGTGCGGTCTATGAGGACCATGTGGAGATTAAGGTATTTTCGGGCCTGAGTAGCTTGCGAAGAAAGTTGACAAAGTGCAACAACCTTCCGATTGCAAGCCTGAGTTCGGGCTTGCCGTTGAAAGGAGATGGTAAAGTGATCAACTTCGAAGGAGTGAAATCAGAGAAGGAACTGAGAACCAAGATCCGCAGAAACCTCAATAAGGAGTATCACGCGGCGACAAAACCTTCTGTTGATTTCATCTACAAAATCCTGGAAGATGCCTACAATAGCGGACTTCACTATGATGTGACGGACATGCGAAATGCTGTCCTCGCATTCGCGGCCAACAGTACCAATCAGGCGAATTATTGCATCAAACTCGTCAACAAGATGCGATTTAAGTCTGAAGAACCCTCTAAGCCGGGAGAAGACGGAGACCAGCCGATCGTATTTTACGATGTTGAGGTATTCCCGAATCTCTTCTTGGTCAACTGGAAGGTGCAAGGTGCTGGTAAGCAAGTTGTCCGCATGATCAACCCCAAGCCAAAAGAGATCGAGGAACTCATCAAGTTCAAGTTGGTTGGATTCAACTGCCGTCGTTACGATAACCACATTCTCTATGCTCGTATGATTGGATATTCGAATGAGCAGCTCTATACGCTCTCGCAGAGGATTATCAACGGCTCTCCGAATGCGATGTTTGGAGAAGCGTATAATATCTCTTACACGGATGTCTATGACTACTGTGCAAAGAAGCAGAGCTTGAAGAAGTGGGAAATCGAGCTTGGCATTCACCATCAGGAGCTTGGTCTTCCCTGGGATAAACCAGTTCCCGAAGAACTTTGGCCGAAGGTTGCCGAGTACTGCGATAACGATGTTATTGCAACGGAAGCGGTCTGGGATCACACGCAAGGCGACTTTGCCGCACGTAAGATCCTGGCACAGATTGCCAAGATGACAGTCAATGATACGACCAATCAGCTCACTACCAGAATTATATTTGGTACGAACAAGCATCCGCAGGACGCCTTCAATTATCGTGATATGGGTGATGTTTCGCAGGTCTATGACGAGTTTGCGGACGTGCCTTTCGTGATGGAGAAGGAGTTCGATGACTTCACGGTATTCGATAAGCAAGGTCGACCGATATTCCCTGGCTACAAATACAAAAACGGGAAATCGAGTTATCGTGATGTCGAGGATGTTGGCGAAGGAGGTCGTGTCTCTGCAAAGCCTGGTATGTATGGGTTTATCGCACTGCTTGATATTGCGTCCATGCATCCCAGTTCGGCAATTGCAGAAATGATATTTGGTGAGGTCTATACACAAAGGTTTAAGGATCTGAAAGACGCTCGTGTGGCGATTAAGCATGAGGATTGGGACACCGGTCGAGTCATTCTCGGCGGTGCTCTTGCGCCCTTTATTGATCAGTTGGTTGCGGGCACAGCCGACTTCACGAAGGACGATCTCACGCAGGCTCTGAAGATCGCGATCAACTCGGTGTATGGTCTGACCGCCGCGAACTTCGACAATCCGTTCCATGATCCTCGTAACAAGGACAACATCGTGGCGAAGCGCGGTGCTCTGTTCATGATCAATCTCGAGCATGAGGTAGAGAAGCGTGGCTATACGGTTGCTCATATTAAGACTGATTCGATTAAGATTCCGGATGCAGATCTGCATATTATCGAGTTCGTTCAGCGATATGGCAAGATGTACGGCTATGACTTCGAGCACGAGGCAACCTATGAGCGTATGTGTCTCGTCAACAATGCTGTTTATATTGCTCGCTATGCGACAGTGGAACAGTGTTGTGACCTCTATGGCGAGGATTATGTCATGAGCAAGAAAGATATTTGCAAGGATAATAAGAAGCATCCTGGCCAGTGGACTGCTACTGGTACTCAGTTTGCTGTTCCGTACGTCTTTAAAACCCTCTTCACACACGAGGACATCGTATTTGAGGACATGTGCGAAACAAAGTCTGTGCAAACAGCACTCTATCTGGACTTCAATGAGAATCTGCCGGATGTGAGTCAGTATGAGTTGGTTCGATCTCTTCGATTTAAGGATCCGGAGAAGTTAACGAGATCGGAGCAGCGTCTACTGGACGAGTTCGCATCTCTTACGGACGAAATGCTTCGTGAGAAGATTGCGGAAGGCCACAACTACCAGTTTGTTGGTCGTGTCGGTCAATTCACACCGATTAAGGATGGTGCTGGTGGTGCTATCCTTCTTCGTGAGGATGCCAACAAGATGAAGAAGACTGGTGAACAGGAATTCGCCTCTGCTACTGGTGCTGACGGCTATCGATGGATGGAATCCGAGATGGTCAAGGTGAATCACAAAGAGGCAGACATTGATCGAACCTACTATGATTATCTTGTGAGCAATGCTCGCTATGAGATCGCACAGTATGGTGACGTCGAATGGTTTGTCTCTGACGATCCCTATACACCGGAGCGCATTCATCCTTGGGAGACCGCTGAGGACGATGCCAAGATATTCGCCGTAAGGTGAGAAAGGAATGATATTTCTAATGAAAGAAAAGCTCAAGAAATTCTGGAGGAAGGTTAAGATGACTGCTAAAGAAGTCGTTGAAACAATTCGAGATGCGGTGACCAATCCGGATACAAGAATTGCAACTGGTATGTTCGTAACGTTCATTGGGCTTGGCCTTATGGCATCTGGTGCAATGTCTAAGCGACTCGCTACTGCGGCCTAAATCCCCGCGAAATAAACAACTCCTGTAATGGAGGTGATATGAATGAAATCTATTGTTCTATATGGATTGAAATCAGAAAAGGAAGCCTATCAGTGTACTCGTTACGAGATTCTCGGATGCGAGCGCATGAGCGTGACAGATTTGCTGTTCACCGCAGGAGACTTTGCTGACCATTATGGTGTCAACATGGTTTATGCAGTGAACGATCATCACGGTCTGCGTGACCATTACAGAGAAGCGATTCGAGAGGGTCACACCGAGCAGGATTCCATCGACTTCAAACTGTACCTGGAACAAGTAGGCGTTCGTGTCTATTAACCAAATAAGAGAGATCTAGATATTCTAGGTCTCTCAACTTTTGAAATTTTGAAAGGAGATTCGTCATGGCTAACCGTGTCGAAAGAATTCTCGAGATCCCCAATGCACACATTTTCTATCGCAATTTCTCTGGCGTAGAGAAGAAGTACAATCCGGCTGGGAACCGAAATTTCTGCGTTGAAATCCCCGAAGACGCAATGGTTGACGATGTTCCTCTTTACCAGGTTCTTCTGGAAGAGGGCTGGAATGTTCGCCTGATGCCTCCTCGTAATGAGGGTGATGCACCGATGCATTATATTCAGGTGAATGTCAGCTACAAGAACGTTCCTCCGAACATCTGGATGATCGCTGGTCGTCGTAAGACTCGTCTGGATGAAGGCAGCGTCGATTCTCTTGATTATGCCGAAATCAAGACCGTTGATCTGGTGATCAACCCCTACAACTGGGAGCCGGGCCGAGTTAAGGCCTATCTCAAGACGATGTATATCGAGATCGTGCAGGATGCATTTGCGGACAAATGGGCGGCCCTCGAAGGACCGGATATGTAAGGAGGTGCTGACGTGGTTTACTATGAAAACAAGTATACCAATCGTATCTTCGACGACAATGCCCTGAAGTTTGCCAAGGAAGTCTACGGCGATCAAGTCGATCAGGACATTGAGTGCGGATATTTGCGAAAGCTCGATGTCGAGCCGGACTGCGTAACCCTGATTCGCCGAGCATCCTTCTCTACGGCAGTTCGCCGTTATATGGAACTCAACAACGTCGGCTATAAGGAAGCCCAGGCTGGTGTTCGTAAGATCGTCGATACGATGAGCGGCACCAAGAAGAAGCACAAGCATGCCAAGAAGAATAAGGAGGAAAAGAAGAATGTCTGATCGTAAGTTCGTTCGTAATGCTCTCCGCCTGGAGGCTCGTCACAAGGGTGTCAAGGAAAGCGCCTATGTCCGTAAGAGCTGGAATGAGCTCCAGATCGAGAAGATCGGCGCTACGGCTCGTAAGATCCATCAGGCGATCGGTACGGCTCCTCGCAGTCTTTGGAAGTCCCGTATTCAGAGCGTTGTCGGGGGTTAACCCCGCGAAATAAACAGCCTCTGTTATGGAAGGAGTTGATATTATGTTGAAATGGTGGATCAAATTCAAGAATGAATGGCTCGATTATATCATACTTGGTATACTCGGGTTAGCACTTGTGTGTTGGTTTAACATGGATAACATTATCGCAGTAACAGGACGTTGAGACCGAACTAGGTCTCTTCGTTCTTCGCGATATTTACAACTCCTATAATGGAGGTGAATATATGAAATGGTTAACTAGGTTTTTAGACAGAGTGGCAGAATTCCTGATAACGGGACTGATCTGTACGATTCTGGCTGGAATGTGGGTTTACGTATTGTTGTATATGTAATCTCATGGAGGAGAGATCTGGATATTCTGGGTCTCTCCTTTTATGCTCCTTTAGCTCAGCTGGTTAGAGCAGTCGGCTCATAACCGAACGGTCCCGGGTTCGAATCCCCGAGGGAGCACCATCCATATTTTTAAAAAGGAGGAAGCGCATATGGCTGAGAACAAGAAGGAGGTTTACTTCAATTACTTTTGCTGTAGTTGTAAGTATGCTCCGAGAAAGGAATCAAAAGATCCTTGTAACGATTGTCTGAACCAGCCCTGGAACACAGACAGTCACAAACCGGTCAATTATGAGGAGGCAAAGTAATGGAAACCGATTATCTGTCTTATCCGCACCGTTGTCGTAACTGCGAGTATGCCGATGAGCTCAAAAACTACAAAGCCGGCATCACAACCTATAAGTGCGAGAAAACGGGACTCATTGTCGAAGGAAGTCGAATCCCGGAATGCTATGCCTGCACATTCTTTAAGGAGCGAGCAGTATGAAAGCAAAAGAATATTACGATAAGTATCAAAGCATCATCGTTGTCGGGCTGAAGGGCAAGAAAGTCGACAAGATTCAGGAATTGGTGGCGGAACTCTATAACGAGACGATCCAACTGATTGCGAATTCAAAATCGCATGCTGATTCGGCGGTTGTCGGCATTTGCAAGCAGCAGTGCCAGAAATTCGATCGCATTGCAGAACTATTTGAACGCGATTACGGACGTCGGATTCTGAAGAAAGGTGGTTTCAACACCACCCTTATGAAGCGAATTCCTGAATTGGAGGGTCGGCTATGATCATCCGAGCGATTAAGATCAATGAGGATGGATTCTGCGAGAAGTGTCCGTATCAGGAAACCCAGGATACACCGAGTCGATCCACATGCATTTCCTGTCGAATGAAGGAGAAGGACCCTCGACTTATCCTTTCGGAACTCGGAGTCGTTTCTCACTTGGGAGCCAAGTATCTTGTGTGTTGCGATAATGCCGGTTATATCGACTACGAACTCCCTGAACATCTTCGAGTGATGATCGTCGAAAAATGACTTCCGAAATTTGGAAACCCATTCCTAATTATATTGGCTATGAAGCTAGTAATTTCGGAAATATTAGATCTTTTCGAAATCCAAACGGTGAACTGGATTCTATTCCACACTTGATAAAACCTCGTCCTGGAAAAGATGGATATCTAGAGGTTCATATTGCGGATAAGATTGGCGGTATTCAAAAAAGAATCCCTGTTCATAGACTTATTGCTTTGACTTTTTATCCAGATCATCCTGATAATTATGTCGTGAACCATATTAATGGAAACAATATTGATAATCGATCAGAAAATTTAGAATGGGTATCACCGAAGTTAAACAGTACTATGGCAAAAATGATGGATCTTTATAATACTGCACCAGTTGAAATTGTTGAATTGAATGAACGCTTTAATAGCCTTGTCGAATGCGCTAAATATCTCAAATGTCATCCAACTAGTATCAGTCATGCTTTATCGGAAGGAATCACTATCAAAGGCTATCATGTTCGACGTTTAGAAGAAAAGCATGATATTGATTTTTTAAAAGATTATCAAAAAAAAGCAGTTGATCAAATGTTTAATGGATGCATATTAAATGGCGGAGTTGGGAGTGGTAAAAGCAGGACATCATTATATTATTACTATAAAGTATGTGGTGGAAAAGGAAATCCAAAACGAGACCGAATGACTAACCCATTAGATTTATATATTATCACAACTGCAAAAAAAAGAGATAGTTTAGAATGGGAATCGGAATTCCCTTACTATTTGATATCTAATGATCCTAGTTGCACACCATATCGTAATAAAATAACAGTTGATTCCTGGAATAACATACACAAGTATGAGGAAGTTCATGATGCGTTCTTTATATTTGATGAGCAGCGATTGGTAGGAACTGGAGCTTGGACGAAGTCATTTCAAAAAATTGTAAAAAAAAATCAATGGGTATTGCTTACTGCCACTAGCGGAGATCAGTGGACGGACTATGCGCAAGTCTTTATAGCCAATGGATATTTTCGAAACATTACAGAATTTCGGAATAATCATGTTGTCTATAATCACCACGTTGACTTTCCGCAGATCGATCGCTACATCAACGAGGGTCGACTCATTCGACTTCGAAACCATTTGCTCATTCCGATGGATTTTGAACGCGAAACCGTACGTCATAATGAGGATATTCACGTCTCCTATGATGCAGTCGCGTACCATGATATTTGGAAAAACCGTTGGAATTACGAGAAAAACGAGCCGATGAAGTCTGCTTCGGAAGTCTGTTTTGCAGTGCGGAAGCTTGTAAACTCTGATGTATCCCGTCAAATTGCAGTATTGGAGCTCTTTGAGGATCATCCGCGAATGATTATCTTCTATAGCTACGATTACGAGCTTGATATTCTGAAAGGACTATTTGAAAATGTGGAGTCTTGTGATACCGCTGAATGGAACGGGCATAAGCACCAGCCCATACCAGAAAGTAGCTCCTGGGTCTACTTGGTACAATATACTGCTGGATGCGAAGGTTGGAATTGTATCAAGACGGACACAATTGTATTCTACTCTCAGACCTACTCATATAAAGTGCTCGAACAGGCGCGAGGTCGGATTGACCGACTCAACACACCTTTCCGGGACCTCTATTACTATCACCTTAAATCCAGAGCTGGAATTGATTTAGCAATTTCACAAGCTCTAGCGAAAAAGAAGACCTTTAATGAAGGTCAGTTCTTTGAAAGGAGAACGAAAAATGCTCTATAACTTCATTCAAATCCTAATTTTCATAGTCGCACTATGCTGTCTTATGTCGGTTATTTTCCGCATGTCGACCAAAGATGATCCTGTATGTTTGATGTTCGATTTCGCAGGATTTATTTTAGCTATCATAACCTTCGTACTCACGATCGTTTGGGCAGGAGGTTGGGTTGGATGAGTCAGATTATTGTCAACATCATCGTCGCCATTCTAGGCATGGCAATCGGATTTACTGTCTGCTCTAAGGTGGTTGCAAACGGTCTATTCCAGAAATTCTATTCGGGATTCCTGAATGTGACGATCGACCCCGAGGACGGACAAGTCTATATGTCACTCGGACTGGACAAGCATCCAAAAGATATTTGCAAGTCTAAATTCGCTCTCTTTTGCATCAATCAAATCGATCCTTCCAAAGAGGATACGCAAAATAAACAAACTCCTTAATGGAGGTAACTCTAATATTTGAAAGGAGAGAAATTATGGAGGATAAACGTAATTTGCTGGAGGATCAGATTGAGGCACATCTGAAGAAGATGAAGACCCTTGATCCGGGAAGCTCGGAGATGGGAAAGGCAATAAATGAGCTTGATACTCTGTACAAGCTTGCTCAAGAAGCGGACTCTGATAAGAGAAAGGCTCTTGCAGAAGACGAAGAGGTCGTTCGGAATGAACGCCGATTCGAATTCGAGCAGGAGAAGTTCGCATATCAGAAGAAGCAGGATCGAGTCAAGTCTGGCATTGAGATCGGCGGTTTGTTGCTCGGAACCGGAACGAGCATCTGGGCATTCGTAAAGGGCATGAAGTTCGAAATGGATGGCGTCTTCAAGACGACTACGGTTAAGAACGTATTCAACAAAATTCTGAAGTTCAAGTAACCCAGTTACAACCGAAAGGGGTAGACCAAACAAGGTCTATTCCTTTTCTGGTTGGATTGCGGTTGGATATTTTAAAGGAGGTTTTTGAAAAAATGTTCGGATGGTGCTATGGGTTCACAATCGACAAGGATGCTCCGCCTATCACGAAACCGAATCTCATCACTGGCGAGGGACGAGCTCGCGTTCGCGGACTGGACAAGGTCGAAGCAAATCATAAAAAGCATCTTCGCAAGAAGACAAAAATGGCTAAGACATCAAAAAGGAGAAATCGGGTATGAAAGTTGTATTTCGTCCATGCTGCAATAACTGCGGCTACGAATTTCAAGAATTGCAGGGCGTAACCATTGCCAGTACGCTAAGCGGGAATGAGCTTAAGAAATCGGCATCTTCTCGCGAAACCATATTCGAACCATCGCATTGCCCGAAATGTCATGAGCCAATTGAGGCGATTGTATATTTCTCCGAGGACAATGGTGGGCTCATCTTCAACTATTCGAAGTCGTTTACCGATAATTATGTAAAGGAGCTCGAAAAATGAAAGGAGAATTCAGATGCTGATCATCGAAAATGACACGGACAAGAAAAGGTGTATGTCGCCTTATGGTAATCATACATTCGTTCTGACAAAGGAAGAAGTTTTGGCACTTCTTGAAGGAAAAGTACTTGGCAATCCGGGTTTCCATGAATATGGGACTTTTATCACAATGGAAAAGGAGGAATAGGATATGACCATAATCTTCCGTCCACATTGTGGCAACTGCGGATATACATTTGAGGAGCTTCATGGAAGGACAGCAAAAGAATCACCCTTTGGTCCAGAGTTTGATCCGCCTTATTGCCCACAATGCAAGGAACCTATTAAGAATATTATCTATTTTGTGAGTCATTGTGATAAAAAGTCCTTCGATTATAGTAAGGAATCTGCTGATAATTACGCAAAGGAGCTCGAAAAGAACTATGAAACACGATAAAATCATTCTCTTAGTCGGTCGTTCCGGCTCAGGCAAGTCTACGGTGGCGGATATTCTCAGTCGCCAGTACGGACGGTCTATACTTTCTTCCTACACAACGCGTCCGAAACGCTTTGAACAGGAAGAGGGCCACGTCTTCGTCAACAACATGTTCTACGAGAAAGTCTCTCGCTCGAGAGATATTGTGGCCTACACCTACTTCGATAAGCATCACTACTGGGCCACAACCCAGCAGGTCGATGAAAATGATATTTACATCATTGATCCGGACGGCGTCGCATTCTTCCGCTCCCATTACTTTGGACCGAAGCAAGTCGTTGTTGTCTGGTTGGATTGTGGTTGGATTTCTGCAGCAAGTCGTATGGCCGCGCAGGGACGTTCTCGAGATGAGATTGATCGACGAATTGCAAACGACAATACTGTGTTCTATGATCCGGCGATTGTTGGTCCGAATGTGATCCTTCACACCGACAATCACTCCCCCGAAGAGATCGCTGCGCAAATTGAGGAGGTCTTAGAGGCGTGATTAAACTGGATATTCATGACTATTGCAACGACTGTGATGGATTCGAGCCGGTCTTTACGCCTGGTGACAAACTCTATCATGACTGCAATACGGAACCGATTCGAACGGACGGGATTGTCCGTTGTCGCTATCACAAACGTTGTGCTTCCATTGAGAAGTACTTGACCAAGAAATTGCCATGTCAGTCTTAACATTTATTCCTTGTGTGACACCATTCATAGAGTGTCGCAATTGCGATAATTTCGCGCCCATTGTTCGCATGTGTCTAGTGGACAGCGGACTCGATTGCCCAAATCCATGCCGATCCCGCTATATGTTTATGGAATGCCGAAACAAACAGCACTGCCGGACGGCTATAGAGGGAGAAAACTACGAAGAAAACGAAGACTAAACTGATAAAAGGAGAAAAAATATGATGGATAACGCTACTTTTAGAGAAAATATGAACGCCGTAGCTGTAGCGGCGAGCAAAGTGTCGACCCAGGCTAACCAGGCCCAGGAACCCGGAATTCACGACCTTCTCGCTTGTCTGGGTGATCTCGCAAAAGAAAACCGAGGCCTCAGCTATCAGATTCGAGACAATCTCTTTGGTCTGATTCCGACCGATGGCAACTCTTGCGAGAATGCGATCGGTTGTGCAAAGGACGCTATCGAGGATTCCATTAAGCGACTTCGTGAAACAAATGATATTCTTCGCTATGTCGTTGATCATCTATAAAGGAGGAAAGCAAAATGATCTTTTGGTTAGTTTTATTATCAATCGTCGTTTTCCTTGGGCTGGCCGTTTATGTGGAAAAACGTTTCTGCAATTATTCGTGGCTGTTTCTCGGGATCGCTTTGATAAGTTTCATCGTGGCTACTGTGATGTTGATGGAAATCATTTCTGAAAATACTAACGTCGACGCATATGTCGCGGAGCATCAGATGCGATATGAGATGCTGGTGTATCAGTATGAAAATGATATTTATGACAACGACAATGACCTCGGAAAGCGCGATCTTATGGAAGATATTCAAGAATGGAACGAGGATCTTGCGTATTATCGTGAGGCGCAGGATGATTTCTGGGTCGGTATCTTCTATCCGAACGTTTATGACCAATTCGAATTTATCGAATTGAAGTAAAGGAGAAAAATATGAACTATATCATTAATCCTAGCTGGTTCTATTGGCTGGGTGTTGTCAATTCCATGCGCAGCTTTATGGTCGTTGCATTCATCGTGGCTATCATCATCGTTGGTGTGTCGCTGATCGTCATTCCGGTGAATGTAAAATTGATTCAGGATGATCCCAGCATAAGTGATGACGAAAGAAAAGCCGTTCGATTCTTCACAAAGGCATTGAAAGTTTCGATCGGTGTATGCGTCATTGCGGGCTTATTTATGGTGTTTGTTCCTTCTAAGGAAACACTCATCGAAATGATGGTCGCGAAGCAAGCCACCTATGAAAACGCCACCTGGACGGTTGATGCTTTAAAGAGTGCTGTGGATTATGTCGTTCAAGCTATTCAGAGTCTGAAGTAAAGGAGGAAAGAAAAATGATCCTTAAATCAATCCACGACTTCATTCGTCGCTTTACACATTCTCGAGAATGGTGTCATGAAGAAATGCAAAAGCGTGGCTCAGTCGGCCCAAATGGATGCCCGGGTTTGGTTGGCGGAGATTATGAGACTGATTTTCTACAATACGAATGTATTGGGTGCCCATATATTGATCCCAAAGCGTATTATATGCATCCGGTGAGCAGCAAATGACCGGGCCCGAACGAGACAAACTCATCGAGGAGAATCTAAATCTTGTGTGGTACACGATGCGAACTTATTATCCTAATCGATTCACTCGGGATAACGAGCAAGACTTCTTCCAAATTGGATGTCTTGGCCTCATACAAGCAGCTTCTACTTACGATGAGCATCCTGATTTGGCATTCAGTACTTATGCGGTCAATACGATCCGAAGTCATATCAACCATCAATTCCTCTATCTCAATCGTAAGCAGCGAAACGGAATGGCCGTCGTCCCAATTGATGATCTGCAACATAATGGTACTGATAATACAACCTATCTTCAGACGATTCCTGATAATCATTACCGGCCTGATCAAGGCTGGTACGATGACTTATCCGAATTCGCGAAGACATTAACTCCTCTCCAGCAGAAAACCTTTGAGAAGATGATGGAAGGGAAAGGTAACGTTCAGATTGCGAAAGAAGAGGGATGTAATACTTCATGTATCACGGCGCGAATTGATCGAATTCGTCTTCTTTTCTCTCGTTACTATGACATTCCTGAATATTATCAAGGGAAGAAGGAATTTCGGCCTCGAGGACGGCCGAGAAAGGATAATAAACATGGGATTCATCGATCTTCATAAACCACTGATGGATTTGATTCCGAATGATTATAAGCTTTGTATCGATCGGGATTTCGGTTACACCATTTTAACACTTCGTCATGGCGATCGTACACAATGCTGTCGGATTCGTTCGGATGAGGAACCTACGGATAAAAACTTAAAAGCCGCCATTATATTTATGGTAGAGCAAATGAAAAGGGAGGAATAACGATGTGCAAAAACTGTGTTCATGAAAAAGTCTGCCGATACAAGACGGAGTTCGAGAATCTGAAAAATGATATCGATAAGGTCACTCCAGCATGGGCTCCGGATCGCTATGTTATCAAGATCGAATGCAAGAATTACAGTAGAGATGCGGCAACAATTCTTGCTGATGCCTTAAGGGCGAAGGAGGAAAATTAATGTCTATTCGTATTGACTATCTTAGCAATGGTAAGAAAGCGCTATATTGCGTGAGAAACGCCGGTGTTACGCCGAGCACATATGAAACTTACGAGAAACTCGAGGATATTCCTGAGTCCATTCGTCACTATGCTCCAAAGGGCGAACCTGAGATAACAACTCCAGATATCGCTCAGTTCCTCGGTTTTGGACCGGATTTATTTCCGGAATATGAGAACAAATGCATGTATAACGGGCTTCGCCCAATGGCCTGTATCGGTCCTGGTTGCCGGCAAATCGGAGATGGTAACCCCACTCATTGCGCTTATTGGATTGAAAATAAGGAGGAAGCACGATGAAAGAGTTTATCGCCCGTTTCAAGAAAGCCTGGGCCGCCTTTGTTCGAACTTGGAAATTCGAAAAGGATGTTGGCTCGACAACGGAACGCGTTCGTAAAGAAGTTGAATACGCCATCGACTGTGAACGAAACAGTGCCATCGAAGAAAATGACTATACCTTTCTGGATTATGTCGTTGAATGCTATCGCTCTGCTTTGCGAGCCTATGAAACTATGGCTGCCGATGGTCATTCGGGTATGAGTTGGGGAATAACTCATCAAATCTTAAATCGTTTGGCCGACGGAAAGCCGTTAAAGACACTTAATTCCTACCATGATCGTCCGGAAGAATGGAGTTCTAATGATAGTTTCGATGACGATATCGTCCGATTCAATAATAAACGGTATAATCCACTTTATTGTGAATTGACAGAAAATGGTATGCTTTATCATGACTTCGATCGCTGGGGATTTTATGAGCTCGATAATTCCAATGTTCCATGGAGTTGCGGGCTCTTAAGTCGTTATATGGACGAGCATTATCCGATCACGTTCCCTTATAATCCAGTTAACATCCATGTCCGCATGGAGGAAATTCTGACCGATCCCGCACACGGTGATTTCGATGCTCGGCGTATTATCGACTTTGTTGACCCGGAAACCGGCGAAACCGTCAAGGTGGATGCTTGTTTCGAAGAGGTCGATGGTAAGTGGCAAGAGATCAGTAAGAAAAAGTGGTATGCACTGCGGAAAAAGCATGGTGAACGTCTTGTGGCAGCCTTAAGGGCGAAGGAGAATTGAGATGGACGTGATATTAATTATGCTCGGGATTATTGTTGGTGTAGGTCTCTTAACCATGCTCGGTTGCTTCCTTTACTATTATGAAGAGGACAAGAAGCTCGATCGTGAGGCAGAGCATAACCTTGCATATGTTAAAAACCTTCGAGCACAGCAATGGTGCTCCGATGCGGTTGGTCGAGCGTTAGATGATGCTCTATTTTGGAACAATCTCGCTCAGATTTATCTAGATGCTCATTTGAAATATGAGTGTGCGATGTGTCTAAGTATGGCCGATGATATTTTAGAGGGTATCACTGGCCGGTCTGATAAGCCGCCTGTTTACATTCCAAGGACGAGAGACGCGAAATAAACAACCTCTTTAGTGGAACAACAATAAAGGAGGTTTTGTTATGAAAACATTGCAACAAAAAGCAAAGATCGTATATCGGTTCAGATGCTTCAGATGCAGGAGTTTGTTTGAAATGACGGAAGAGGAAAAGCTGGATAACGACTGGCGGTTCGATAGTCGTCCGAATAAGGATGACTTAAGAGCAAAAGGTCAGCATCCGCGGAATCCCTACGACTATTTCAATTGCCCTGTTTGTAACGACGTATCGTTTCCGAAGAATGTCGATATGCAGAAAGTTGCAATCATGGATGACGGAACAGAAATCAATTGTTGATGCAGGGATTGAGCTCTAGGAAACTAGGGCTCTTTTCTTTTTGAAAGGAGTAATTATGGAAACTAGAATTGAAAACTGGAACGGGTATGATATTCGTTTCGTGAATCTCGATGGGGACTGGTATGCGGTTCTCAAGGATATTTGCGATGCGCTTCGTCTTCAAACGAAAGATGTCGCAGAAAGAATACCGACCGAATGCATTGAGAGAATCCTTGTTGAAAAATCGGATTCAACATCGGTAGAACCGACTTTGGATCGGCATGAAGCTGCGGTTGGTCTTACGAAAGCCATGATCGGAAAAGATCTGGGACGAAAGCGTGGCGATTGGAAGACTCACTGGATGCTGGCAGTAAACGAATCTGGTATCTACGAAGCGCTCTTCGCTTCTCGCAAGCTGGAGGCTCGTAAATTCAGACAGTGGACTGCCGGAGTTCTGGGGAAGCTTCGGAAGACCGTTGGCCTGGAGGGCTATGAAGTGCTGAGGATGACTGATCCGGATGTGCAATCCCAGATCGATTATATTCTCGATTCTCTTTACTATGATGAGGAGACCGGGAAGGTTATGCGGTCCGTTACGGTTGCCGGCGGTGATGTTGAACAAGAGGAATTCCTATGACAAGGAAAGAATGGATCGAAAAGCATCTTCCGGCATACATTAATGATCGCGCTGATGGTGGTGTGATTGGTTGCCCTAGGAGTTATCGTGAGCTCACAGAAATTGATCCGAGTGTGCTTACCAATAATCCATGCAAAGGATGCCATGAGTTAAGCTCATTCCATGTGTGCGAAGAATGCTGGAATCAGGAGCTGAATATTAAAGAAGAAAGGAAAACCAACATGACTCGTAAAGAATGGATGCTGAAGAATCATCCCGACCAAGTGTTTGCTAGGGTTGGGGGCGGTGTTATGGGTTGCCCCGGCAATTATTTGGATCTTGTGGATATTGATCCGTCTGTTGCTAGGCTTCGCTCGCCCGAATGTGGTATGGACCCCGATTGCACTACTTGCTGGAACACACCTTTGCCTGAAGAAGGGATTCGCCCTTCCGATAAAGTCGAGATTCGAAAGACGATGGGCAAGCCGCATATTAAGGATGTCTTTTACACCATTGTCCGTTATCCAATCGGCAAGTACTGGCTTTATCTGGTTGGTGAGTTTTCCATTATCAGCATGTCTGCTATAAATGATACCATGGTTAAATGTGTATCATTTGACTATGATCTGCAGTACCAGTATACGTTCTTCTATGATCTTATCGATAAGGTCGTTTCTTTAACCCCTGATATGCAGTATCAGGCAAAGAGCACCCCCAATCTTGATCGGTCTCTCTTCTTAGAACGTCGAGATGCTATTGAGGCGCTCGAGAAGTGGACCGGGAATGTCGTTGACAAATCGTATTATTTCTTGAAGCAGAAAGGAGAATAACGGTGACACGTCGTGAATTTGTAATTAAAAACTACGGCAAAGAGGTTGCGGACGACACTATCTTCTGCGGAATTCATGGTTGTCCTGGTCACTATCCGAAGCTTGTCGCACTTGATCCTTCGTGTAACGCAGTATGTCTTGGACAACCAAGCTGCAAAGACAACGGCCTCACTTGTATGGAATGCTGGAATACACCGATTTCTGAGATGCAGAATGATGAAGTCCCTATGCCAGTCCTCGGCGGACAGTTTTGGACATTCGTTCCGATGAATATTTCTCAAAATGCGGATCTCTTTGTGATGGGGAATTTCGTCATTACGGCATTGATGAAAGTCGATACTGAAATCCGAGTGGTTGCAAGGGATGAAATTTCGAATCAGATTTGTATCTTCTTCTACGATCCGGAAAAGAAGTGCATTCGAAAGCTCCCGAGCGATGGGATCCTCGAGCAAAAGTATCCCGAAATCGATTTCACGATTTATTGGGACGAAGAATCCATGAACAAAGCAAAACGCGGAATCGTCACCGACCGCGAATACACAAACCAGTATATTCTGCTGACAAAGGCAGACAACAAGAAAGGAGAATGACTATGACTCGTCGAGAATTCGTAATCGAGAACTATAGCGAGAATGTTGTGGATGATGGTGTCTTCGGCGGAATCCAGGGCTGTCCTGCTCACTATAAGAAGCTTGTTGACATTGATAAGTCCATTACTTCAGGAAAAGCGTATGGTGCCTGCATCATGAAGCCGGGTAAGCTCACCAATGAAGTATGCACTAAGTGCTGGAATCAGGAGATTCCGGGAACGAAGAAAACCCGCCCGAATGGATTCCGGCTGGAAAAGAAGGAGAAGGCAGCAGAAGAGCCTGAACTTTCCATCAAAGAGGCTATCGATCGGGCCACTTGTGACTGTGACACTTGCGCTCATCAGGATCTTTGTCGATTCGAATGCCAGTTTCGTGGGATGACGAAAGAGATGTATAAACATTGTATCGAGGAGACGGCTCGGTATAATATCCCGGAACTCGGAATTCAGATGCGGCCGCTTCATTGTAAGCGGTATGAGCCATCGCCGACTATTGAGAAACTGAATACTGCGGTATTCCAGCTGAAAGCGCAGCACCTGACCGATGAGTTGATTCGCAAGATCTTCGATGAAGAGCCCAAGGAGGGTAAGTAATGGATATTATGAGTCGTGTATTTCTCGTCAATGAGGTGCGCTTATATCCTCCTTCCGAACGACGGAAACTCATTTACATCCACTCCAAACTGGTCACTTCTATCGAGGCCGACTTTACTCACCAGTGCAAAATATTTGTTGCTGGCCTTGGCGGAGTGGAGGAGGCGTGTCGATTTGCCTGGGACTCAAACGCTCATCAATATCGGATAGTCGATAAGTGGAATCAACTTAGCACGATGCCGGTATTCCAAAGTTATGCAGAAGCTCGCAACTGGGCAGAAGCACGAATGAAAGAAACCATTGCGGAAGGCTACGTTGTGGCATTCCCGGAACGCAAGACAACCAAGAAACAGCCAAACCCACCAACGTGGAATAGGAAAGAAGGAAAGGAGTAATCGTATGGCCCCTTGTGATAATTGCATCCATTTCCCGATTTGTAACATTCGGGAAGACTATCGTCAATTACTCATTGTTGCTGAGCCGTTGAAGAAGAAAAACCCAGCATTTGAAGTTACGGCCAACTGTAAGTATTTCCGAATCAATTACGAGAAGGCTACAAGAGGAAATGAGGCGATGAATAGCTTATGATGGACATGATGGAGTACCGGCATAAAGCAATGGCCTATTTAGGCCCGCTTCCAGCCTTTTCAACGCTTGCTGGTGAAGAGGAGATCTATGGTATAGGTTCGGAAGGCGCTCCGGTTAAAGTGTGCTCTAAGAGGCTTCTAGAGGCCGTTATGGGGCTTAATGGAGAGGCCGGAGAATGCCAGGAAATTGTCAAAAAGGCTATGTTCCACGGCCATGAGCTTGACATTGAGGCTCTTTTGCTGGAAGCAGGCGACGTTCTTTGGTATCTCACCGAGCTCTGCAATGAACTCGGGATCAGTGTAGACACTATCGCTAAGCTCAATTTGCAGAAACTGAAAAATCGGTATCCGGACGGTTTCACGCACGAAGCCAGCCGTGAAAGAAAGGAGTAACATATGATCACTTTATTGTTAGCCATTGCTCTGGGTTTGGTCCTCCTAGCGGAAATCATAGATGGTTCTACGAACAAATTCGGTTTTCTCGCCGTCGTTCCTGGCGTTCTGGGTGCCGTATTCGCTATTGTATTTGGCATCTGGACTCTTTGGAACATCATCATTGTTGCTTCCGGATTCGGCATCCAAGAGAAAATCGGAATCTATGAAGAGCAGAACACACAAATCGAGCAATCCATTGATGCGGCAGTCAAGGCTTACTGCGAGCATGAGCAAATCACATACGTACAGATGTCAGATGGCGCCGTTGCTCTCGTAGCGGCTGCTTATCCGGAGCTTGCTAGTAGTGAGCTGGTTAAAACACAAATGGAGGTCTGGACATCCAATTCCAGTGAGCTAAAGGACCTGAAGTCCGATCTTGTGGATTTCCATCGCGCCCAGTATTTCTTATATTTCGGAGGTGAGTTAAGTTGACTTATTGGCACGTTGAAATTACATTAGAAGGCGATAAGCGTTATGCCGCCAATATGCCGAAAACGAGTCCTGATCAGCAGGTGACAGATGTTATTCAGCAGATCTGTCATGTTCCCTATCCGGTATTTGAGGACTCCGAAAACGAATACACGGTCATCAACACAAAGAAGATCATCCATATGAGCATCAAAGAGGTAACCGAATGATCAAATACTTCTTAATTGGCAATCTAATCATCTCCATTTTGTGCCTCGCATACGATTTCGACCGATTTGCGAACTCTGACGAGAAGACAGAGCCGATCTATTATGAGAAATTACTCATGGAATTCGGTTTCTTCTTTAATTCTCTCGTCATTTTGGTCGTTTCCCTTCTCTTTGGTTGGATTTAACAACCCACATTTTTGATATTTTGGAGGTTTTATCATGAAAGATTTCATTTGTTTGCTGCTTTTTGGCCCCTTCTGGCTGATTTACAAGCTCTGTCGTTGGCTCGGGAGACACTGATATGAACAAATACCAGAGAAGAGAGGCTCGAATGATTAAACGGATGCACAATGACGTTGATTTGATTGGGATGCCATTCAGTTTCGATCATTATAAGGCTTTTCGTCGTGGTATTCGAAAAACAGCTCGAATGCTTATTAAAGCGAATAACGAAGCCCATAAAAAGGCTTGGTCAATTGAGGTGAAAAAATGAACAAATACCAGAGAAAAGAAGCTCGAGACATCCATAGAATGCTTACCTATTACCCAATTCAATATCATAAGGATCCAAAATACAAAATTGTAAGGCGCAATTTTCGAAAAATGGTTCGAATTCTCTCAAAGCGGAACGAGCAAGCCCATAAAGAGATGTTCCGAGGCATGGATTTGGCAAACGGACGTGACCAAACAGCTTATATTCGCCAGGATTTATTCAATACCATCTGCGTTGCCAAGCCAATCGAGGTGAAAAATGAGTAAATTTGGGGATAATTTGGCTCGGCGACGAGAAGAAAGAGGCATGACACAGCGCGAATTGGCCGAGATTTCGGGCGTTCCGAAGGGTTCTATTGGTAATTATGAGGCCGGACATTACCTCCCGCGCATCGGAAATATACTAAAACTTGCGAAGGTTTTGGGAAAGGAAATCGTTGTGAAGGAGGATAATTGTGATTAGTTCGAAAGACTTTGGTCAGATGATTTGTAGTCGTCGAATGAGGCTGGGCTGGTCTCAGGCAAAGCTGGCGGAACGTTTAGTTGTAAGCGCTCGCGCCCTTCGAAATTGGGAGCACGGTATAACCATTCCAAATTTCTTTGATGGGCTTCGTTGCTGTCGAGTGCTGGGGATTGATCCGACAGATTTGATGACTCGTCGCTAAGCAGAGGAAAGGGGAGGACGCTGAGAAATCACGCCCTCTTCTTTTTTGCCGATTTTTAGTGCTGTTTAGAGACTGATTTTAGGCCAATTATAGACTGTTTCGGACGGCATGATCCTGCCTAAAATATGAGGAACAACTATTCCGAAATTTAAGGAATAACTATTCCTCTATTTTAAGCTGTTTTTTCTCTCAAAAGTTGAAAAATCGGTCCAGCGAAAAAAGTGGCCATTTTTGAGGAATAGTTGTGCCTTAAAAATAGGAATAGTTCGCCCCGACTTTTTTGTCGAGCGAAGGTCCAAAAAACCCAGTAATATCAGGGGTTTCGGGGTTTTTTGCATGCGGAAACTTCGTTCCGAAAAGTTTAAATTTTAATTTTTTTTTCAATTACACGTAGGAGTTTTAAACATATATAGTAACATAGGCGAAAAAATATTTTTTGAACTTTTAGGAACAATCATTCCGCATACTTTTTGTTGATATTTTGGGTCAAAAGGAAGCGGAAGAATCTTTCCGCGCGAAAAAAACATGGTATTTAATGGGAGGAGAAGGGAAATGTGTCCGATTTAAGTAAGACACACACCATTCAGACTCTTTAAAGTTTTAAGAGAGGAGGAACTCACTTGGCAAAGGAAAGAGACTTTCAAGCAAAACTGATCAAGGAAATCATGACTCGGTTTCCTGGAGCACTTGCTTTTAAGGTCGAAACCTACATACAAGGATTTCCTGATCTCTTAGTTCTTTATGGCAAGCATTGGGCAGCGCTCGAGTGTAAAAGAGGGGCACGCGCAGCGCATCGTCCGAATCAGGACTATTGGGTGGCCTTTCTCAATAAGATGTCCTTTGCTGCCTTTATCTCACCGGAGAACAAAGAGGAGGTACTGCATGATCTTCAACGATCATTCAAAACTCATAGGACAGCACGCATTCCTCGGAGCAAGCAAGTACCATTGGCTCAACTACAACGACGAAAAGCTAGCTAATAGTTTCTTTAACTATCGGGCTTCCGAAGAAGGTACAAAGCTTCACGAGTTTGCGGCGCTGTGTATCAAACTAAATCAAAAGTTGGCAAGATCAAAGAAGACTTTGAATCTCTATGTCAACGATGCGATCGGATTCCGCATGACACCGGAGCAAGTTCTGTACTATTCAGAATATTGCTTTGGGACTGCAGATGCAATCTCATTTCGTGATGACTTTCTGAGAATTCACGATTTGAAAACTGGCGTTACTCCGACTCATATGGAACAGCTTATGATATATGCTGCTCTTTTCTGTTTGGAGTATGATGTGAGTCCGTTTGATATCGGGATAGAACTCAGAATCTATCAGAACGACGACTGTCAAATTTGTGTACCCGATCCAAATGATATTCGTGCAATCATGAATCTCATCGTAAGGTTTGACAAACAACTTCGAAAACTTGACAAACAAGGAGGCTAACCATGGATATTTATGATCCCGTTCTCGGCGATCCTATTCTTGACGGGGATGCCTCCATTGAGGCGGAAATTCTAGCCCATTATGGCGTTAAGCGAAGATCTGGGCGCTATAAATGGGGTTCCGGCGAAATTCCTTATCAGCATGAGCCCTGGTTTCAGGGAACGGCGGATGCTATGCTAGCTCGTGGTGAAAAACCTACAATTCTGGATGCAGAGAAAGCATTTCTGAAGCGTGTGGATGAGCTTCGAGCAAAAGGATGGGATCCGTCTGGCGAGAATATTCGCAAAGAGTTCAACATGAGCTCTACAGATTACCGTGCTTTCTATCAGCTCTCTCAACATGAGCAACGTCGAGCAGAAGCAGAGCGAGCAAAACAACTTCGAGCAGAAGGCAAGTCTCTCCAAGAGATTACGGATATTATGGGTTATAAGAATGACTCATCAATTCGTACTCTATTGGACGAAAAAGTTGGTGCTCGTGCAAATCAGGCCATCAGCACGGCTGAAGTTCTGAAAGAAGAACTTAAGTCCAAACCCTATTTGGATGTCGGTGCTGGCGTTGAGCGAGAACTTGGCGTTTCTTCTGGCAAGCTGAATGAGGCGCTTACTATGCTGGAGCTTGAAGGATATGAAGTTCACGGTGTAGGTGTCCCTCAGGTAACAAACCCGGGTAAACAGACAACGATAAAAGTTCTTTGTAAGCCTGGAACAACGATCGGTGACGCATATGCAAATCGTGATGATATTCAGCAGGTAAAAGACTACCATTCGGAAGATGGCGGATTCAATTACTTCAAACGTGAGTATCCGGCAAGCATTGCATCCGATCGAATCAAGATCAATTATGGTGATCAAGGTGGTACATCGAAAGATGGTGTCATTGAGATCCGTCCTGGTGTAGAAGACTTGAATCTTGGGCAATCTCATTATGCTCAGGTTCGTATCATGGTTGATGGAAGTCATTATCTGAAAGGCATGGCAATGTATTCGGATAATATTCCTGAAGGCTATGACATTGTCTTTAATACCAATAAGAGCTCCAACAAAAGTAAGATGGATGTGCTTAAGAAGATTCAGGATGATCCCGACAATCCTTTTGGTGCAACCATCAAAGCTAATGGTCAGTCTCATTACATCGGGAAAGATGGTAAAGAACATCTCTCTGCGATTAATAAGCTGAAAGAAGAAGGAGATTGGCAAGATCAATCGATCAACTTGTCTTCCCAGTTTCTTTCCAAACAACCGATGTCTTTGATTAAGAGACAGCTTAATCTTACTTATGCTGATCTTGATGATCAGTATCAAGAAATCATGGATTATACGAATCCTACGATTAAGAGAAAGCTTCTTCTCGATTTTGCAAACTCTTGTGATTCTGCCGCTGTACATCTGAAGGCTGCTGCTCTTCCGAGACAGAAGAACCAAGTCCTCTTGCCGATCGATGAACTTAAAGACAATGAGATCTATGCTCCGAACTATAAGAATGGCGAACGCGTTGTGCTGATTCGTTATCCTCATGGCGGAACATTCGAGATCCCTGAGCTGGTTGTCAACAATAAGAACCCCGCTGCTAAGAAAGCATTAGGTAATGCAATTGATGCAGTAGGTATCAACTCTAAGGTCGCAGAACGTCTGTCGGGCGCAGACTTTGATGGCGATACAGCAACCGTTATTCCTGTCAACGATAAGGTTAAAGTCAAGACAAGTCGTCCTCTAAAGGAATTGGAAGGCTTTGATCCCAAGGCTGCTTACTCAACAGAAGGTAAGACTGGCGTTAAGTTGATGAAAGAATCTCAGAAGCAAAAGCAAATGGGTATTGTTTCTAACCTAATCACAGACATGACCCTTAAGAATGCGCCTCCTGAAGAGATTGCTATGGCTGTTAAGCATAGTATGGTAGTCATCGATGCTGTTAAGCATAAGCTGGATTATAAGCAGTCCGAGAAGGATAACCATATCGAAGAGCTTAAGCAGAAGTGGCAAGTTCGGTATGATGAGAATGGTGAACTTAAGACAGGCGGAGCTTCTACACTTCTTTCTCGTCGTAAGCAAACCGTTCGAGTGCCTGAGCGTAGAGGTTCTGGTCGTATCAATCCTGAGACTGGCGAAGTCGAGTACAAGGAATCTGGTCGTACTTACTACGACAAGAAGAGTGGAAAGATTGTTCCTGCTACGATCGAAGTATCGCAGACTCTTTATACTAGGGATGTGAACGACCTCTCGTCAGGTACCCCCCAGGAAAACGCCTATGCGGACTACGCCAACAAAGTAAAGGCCCTGGGTAATCGAGCTCGACTTTCCTACCTGTCTACAGAAAAGCTTGAGCGTTCTCCTGAAGCTGCTAAAAAGTATGCTTCTGAGGTGCAGAGTCTTAACGACAAGATCGATAAGGCTGCCCGTAACGCCCCCAAAGAGAGGCAGGCTCAAATCAATGCCAATGCTGTTGTGAAGGCAAAGGTTGAGGCCAACCCCGATCTCTATACAGAGAAGAAGGCATATAAGAAGCTTAAGCAGAATTCGATTAACGATGCTCGTGCTGATGTCGGTGCAAATGGTAAAGGAACTCGGTTCACCATCACTGACAAAGAATGGGAAGCCATTCAGGCTGGTGCCGTTAGCGACAGTAAACTCATGCAAATTCTTAGGTATACCGATCAAGATGCCCTTAAGGCTCGTGCTATGCCTAAGACTACCACTCAGTTGAGTGATACCAAGGTTCAGAAGATTAAATCTATGTCCGCGAGTGGATACACCAATGCTGAAATAGCCGAAGCCCTTGGTGTTTCTACATCAACGATCAATAACTACATCAAATGATGTGTTGAAATGAGGTGAATTTCGACTAAATGAGAGTTGTTGCTCTGTCTACAAAAGACAATCCTTTCAATCCAATTACTCAATTCGATGATTGGTATCGTTTTGACATGGACAAAGGTTACTCTTCTTGTTCTTATTTGGCTCGAATCACGAATTCTTCTGAATCTAATAACGAAGCTGCTAATGTTGACGATGTTGAGTTGGCTATCGATGAGATCATTAAGTATGATCCATTTGATCGTTACATTAAAGTTGTCGAAGAAGTTCAAGAAGATTCGAATTCTGAGTCTACAAATGAACAAACGTAACTTCCTTACTGTGTCTTCTCAATCGTTCCTGCTTTCATTCTAAGAATTAGAAAGGACAATTAAATGA